TTATTGCTGCTTGTATAATTCTTTATAAGCGATCACTTTGAGAGCTAGTAGTTCTTCTTCGTTTAGATCTTGTTCTAAGGTTTGAATCACTTCATCAACAGACATCGTGCCGTCTTCAATTCCAGACTTCATCTTAGCCAAATCTGTTATCCCAACTTTTTTAATGACTGTACCGGCAGCATCTCCAGCTGTTTGGAATGGTAAGGGCTGGTCCTGTTGTTCTGCAACTTCCACTTGTTCTATGTATTCGAGCATTTTCGGATCACTTTCCACATACTCGATTACTTTTTCCATCTGACCATTATTCCGCATTTCTTTGGTTACTTCTGCAACCATACGATCTGCCGAAAAGTCTGGTCCTATGACATAAGCACCGATGCCTGCAACTGAAAAAAATATTAAAAAAATAATAATTGTCATTAAAAAACGCATAGCCGTCCCTCTCCTCCGTTTTAGTTTATTATAACAGTAGACGGATAGAAGTGTATAAAGTTACCAAAAAAGAAAAACCTTAATAGTGATTCTCTACAGAACCAAAATTAAGGCTACCTCTCTTATTCGCATATTCATTAATTAATCATCGTTTCCGCTGCTCAGCAATCCACCAATCAATATGTTCTAAATTAAATATAATGACATCTTTGTAGGCTTTGCGATGCGGAATCTTTCTTTTCGACATTAAGTCTGTAATCTGCTCTGCAGCCAGTGGATAATTTACTGACTCCAAATAATTAACCAAATTTGAAAGCCCTTGTACTTTCCTCAATTTAATCCCCTCCCACAAAATCCTCCTTTTGGTTACCCAAAGGAAAATTCAGTACGAGTTACTAAATATTTAGGCTGCATTTTAGTATAACCTTTTTGCAGGTGCTTTAAACCTTTAGGATTTTATACTTCGTATTTTTTTGATTCACTGGCAAACATATTTGGAGAAGAAGTTGTTTTCTATAAACAAAAAACCGTTGGAGCCTTAGAGCCCCAACGGTTTTCAACTTAATACATTTTCAAGTATTGCTCACGTTCCCACGGGTGGACGCTTGTGCGGATTATATACCTGGTGTTTTTATGTGTATTTGTGTGAGGTTAAGTGTTGATAAATCAACCTTCTTAAATATCAACTTTGTTTATTTGTGTTTATTTGTAGTTGGTTCGTTGGGCAAAAGTTGGGCAATTTTTAAAATGCTTGTTGGGCAAAATAAAAATGCTAATATTTAAGTTCCTTCAATATAAAGGTGATAACATATTTGCCAACCTTACTATCCTATTCTTTATTATGGCCGCCCAGTAACTTGGTTCTCGCTATGGCTGTACCTGCAGCTGTTCCAGATATGCCCCGATAGATTGCCGAGTAACCATATTTCTTCCGGATAGAATCCATGGCCGCATCTAATCTGCGCTGTTCGAATTTTCGTTCGTCAAATAGGCTGAGCTGCATCGATGATTCTTCTTCTAAATTGGTGATGGAGACCGAAATCTGACGGACTGGTTTGTCTTGATGAAATGCCCGAAATAATTCCTGACACACTTCATATATTTTCATCGTCTGATTGGTAGCCTCGTCCACCGAATGCGAGCGCGAGAAACCTCCCCCGTATGCCGTTTTGCTGTAACCAACGCCTAAGTGAATCGTACGGCCTGCCACCCGTGCCTCCCTTGTTCTCATGGCCACATCCTCACACATCTCCAAAATGATCGTCATGATCTCCTTTTCTTCAACATAGTCCCGATATAATATCTGCCCTTTGCCATAACTGACTTGCCCTTCTACGATAGGCGCCCCCAGTTCGGATAGATCAATACCGTTCGCATGTTGGTACAATTGATGGCCCATAATACCAAACTTTTCTTCCAGCCATTCCAAGTCACTGTTTGCCAAGTCTCCAACTAAATAGATACCCATGCTGTTCAGCGTCGCTTCTGTACGGAATCCAATTCCCCACATTTTACTTAGTGGCGTGACTGGCCATAATTTTAAGGGAACATCTGCATAAGTCCATTCTGCAAAACCCGTTTTCTTTGCCTCTATATCCAGCGCTAGTTTCGCCATCAGCATATTGGGTCCCATCCCGACTGTGGAAGGCAGCTTAAACTTTTCAAGAAGTTCATCCTGAATACGCCGCATCGTGTCTGCAGGTGGTCCCCATAACTTTTCTGTTCCGGTTAAATCGACGAAGCTTTCATCTACGCTGTACACATGAATGGCTTCTTTTGGTACATAGCTTAATAACAAATCTGTGATTTGCATGGATTTTAGTAAGTAACTTTTCATCTTTGGCTCAACCAGTAAGATGTCCCGATGGTCGGGTATTTCAAATAGGCGTGATCCGGTCTTAATGCCGAATCGTTTCTTCATCATGGGAGAAGCTGCTAAAACCACGCTTCCTTTTCGTTCCTGATTGCCTACTACTGCGATACAGGCTTTCATCGGATCCAGTCCTAATTCGACGGCAGCGCAACTGGCATAGAAACTTTTCATGTCGATACACGCTATGGTTCGGGTTGATACGCCTGCCAGTTCCATCTGATCACCCCTAAAATAAGAACAATTGTTCTTATGATACCACGGATTTTAGGTTTACAATCCTATTTAGGCAAATAAAAAACCCTCATCCACGTAAGGTTGAGGGTTTTGGTTTACATTCTAAAAGTCAAATAAAATCTGAAAACAATATTTTTAATTTTATGCCATAGAAATGTTTAATAAGTCTCTAACCAAATCTAAAACTTGATAATCAGATAGCTGATTATAAAGTAAAATAGAACCATCAACAGAAATCCTGAATGTAACAGATTGCTCCGGCATGTCGAAACTTACTATGACAGCTTTTAATTCTCCTGAACTAATCATGCTTGCGTAATATTGAGTGTTATGAACACCAGTACCTCTCATTGTAACTCCGCTAACAGTCTCGATTGATACATCGAACTTTGCGCTGCGAACATCTGTAGCTTCTCGAATTATATTTAAAATATCGAATTGATGTCTCTGGAATTTCAAATCATACAACTCTTCAAATTTCAACCTTACTTTTTCCGAATCATCTTTTCGGCAAAGAGTAATTAAATGGCCAACATTGTCTGTTGGATTATTTTTGAAATATGCTTCATGTACCTCTTTTCTAATAACCTGATCAACTGTTTCACCTTTTACGCGAACTGTTTGATTGTAAACTTCATCATTAATAATTCTAAAGTTTGTGTAACCAGAAGGTGAAGTTTCATTTTTCATTACGTAGGTTTCAATTTTTTCATCGAAATGATTTATTCTCTGTGTACTCTCACGATGATCAACTTTTAGTTCACCTTCATATACTCCTTCTACGACATCAAAAATCCCAATACTTGTTATCATCAAATCACCCTATCATTAAAATGTCTTTGGAAACTTCTTCTATAATATCAAAAGATCTCTCATTTAGGGTGATTTTGTTTTTAAAAATTCGCAATTTATTTTTATTTCTTGAAAGAGCGTTATTGTTATGGTTATTTTTAAGGGTGTTTAAATCAAATACACATTCAAAATGTTCAATATTGCTTTGGCCTAATCTCTGAATCATTAATCCGAAAAACGGATTAAAATTGTTTGTAAAATTAATATCTAGATTATAATTTTTTTCAATATATTCTAATTGTTTTTCTAACTCGTTAAACAGAAGTCTTAAATCAGCTAATCTAAGACGTGCTGTTTTGTAAGTTACATTCATTGGCAAAAAATTTAAATCTACTTTTACATTATTGTTTCTAGAAACATCGAGATCATATATGGCAAGTAAAGTAAAGTCGCCAAAAGTATATTGCTTTTTATTACTTAAATTAATTGTCTTATGCTTTTCTTTAAATACCTCATCTATAGACTTTTCAAGAGCTTTATAGAAATCAGTTTCCTTTGATATCGTAAAGTTAGCATGAACTTTCCATTTTGTATCTCTCCATTTTTTAAACTTCTTTACTAAAAAGAAGTAGTATTTTGGATATTTATTATATAAATACTGATGTAAATTTAAAACGACTAAAATAGATGGTATGCCCCACTTCAGGATTCCAAATACTATGTCCATATTCATACCCCTTTTCTTACTACCCTAAATAATACTTAGTAATAGTATTATATTCATTAAGCATTCTAATTTACTATATTAAATATTAAATTCCTTTAATTATATCTCCTTAATTATAACTTATTAGTCATGGGAATTTTCATTTTAACAGTTTTTACGATGCAAATTAAAAAAAGCCTAATGGCCGACTCCCGGCAATCATTAGGCTTTTGTGAAGTAATACTATTTAGTATCCATCTCTTATTTTATTCTTATTCGGTTCTTACTTTATTCGCTCTCCGCCAATTAACGCAGCGCCTGCAATCAGGTTGTTCAGATACAACAGTTCACTCTGCGTCATGCTGCCATCGAGTATCGCTTTTTCATGAGCTGCAGAAGAAAACACATCGCGTTCTCTGGCCTTCTGGAAAGTAGCTGCAATTTCTTCACGCTGTCTTTTTGTCAGTTCCAATTCTTCCGCCTCCTCTGGCTTTGGTGTAGCTACTGTTGCAGGTGGTTTCTTATTCTGTTTGTCTAGTATCGCGTTGAGCGTTGCTTGTGAAGCTTTGCCCCATACTCCATCAGGATCAAGATTGTTCGCTCGCTGGAATGCTTCAACAACTTCTTCAGTGCCGTCTCCAAAAATCCCGTCTACAACTAATTTATAGCCGGCCTTTACCAAATCAGCTTGAATATTTTTGATTCTTGGATCAGTGTCACCATTTAAGAAGTAATCTCTGTTCTCTACCTTGGATGAAACCTGTACAGGCTGTCCCTGAGAAAGAGCTTTTCGTACCGTGTTCATATTGATGCCAGGGCACGCTGTAGACGTGCCGCTAAATTCGTTGTGCCCCTTTACAGCACTCACTGGAAGACCGAAGCGTTTCAGTGCAATTCTGCAGCGTTCATCCCATGCTTTTTCTTGCGCTGGTGTGAATGAACCATTACCAACTACGCAAATATGGTAGATGTTCGTGTTATGGTTGGCCACGCCATTCGTAATTTCAATTGGATCGTAGCAAAGCTGCACAGAACCATCACGTAAGATGATTTCATGATAGCCTCCTGTTCCCCACCCCTTTACACCGTTCCACGTTTTCCAGAATGCAAAGAAGTCACCAGCCGTAGTTGCTGAATGATGACGCGCAATGTTTCTGATAGCTGATTCTGACCTAGTGCCGTTACTTCGTTTTGTTTGGCTCCGAATATCGTGAATTTTCGTCATCTTAAAATCCCCCTTCTTTTGACTGTCCATCGCGCTGTTTAACTACTTCGAATAGCCCTACACTGGCAAGCCCTGCAAGTCCACCAGCCCAGAAACGATTAACATAATCTAAGTCCGTGAACGGTGCAGCTGCAAAGCCAATTAGTAGTCCCACTAGTAAAGCGATGACCGGAATAAAGTTAAGGGGTATATTCACTGCCTTTTTAATCATTTCTACCAGTGCTGTGATGATGGGTGCGAGAATTGCTGCAAATATTAATACTGCTGCCATTTCAAATTCCTCCTCTTATTTAGGTGCTTCTACGATTAAGTAGTAAATCACGCCGCCTGAACTGGCTAACGCCGCTAAGGAACCTGCTATCTTTAAAAAGACAGTAGACATCGTATTCCATCGCAACATCTTCAGTTCATGTTCTTGTGACGCGCTTTCTGTTCTAAATCCCATAGCTTTCTCCACGAGAACATATAGCTTGTCCACTTGTTGTGTAACGATAGCGCGCGTTTCCCTGTTTTCAAGTGTCACTGTCGTTTCAAGCTTGATGGCGTTATTCTTCATTTCTTCCATTTGTTCTGCGTGATCTTCCAGTGTTTGTTTGATGACTGCTATGTCTTTCGTGTTCAGTTCGACTGTTCGGAACATCCCCAACTCGTCTCCTCCGCTTGGCATCCTCTTCCCCCTTTTTCATCTGAATTTTGACATATAAAAAAGAGCGCCCGATTGGACACTCTTTAAAGCTTAATTCTTCTATTCGCCCATTTTGCTACGAATTCACCTACCGTAAAAATCTCACCATTCTTTTTCCAACGATAAAAAGTCCGATTGTGCTTTCCACAAAGATGTGTAGCAAAAACGCTATTATTACAGTCCAGGACTTCGCAAACTTGCAACGCATTGTGTCGTTTCGATGGATGTAACGGTGCATCTCCATTTGTCCGGTTTCTGTAATAATGATATGCGCAAAGTCCTTTAAACTTTATTGGTTCGCTGCAGTTCTCAACTGTGCATTCTTTCAATTCTAATTCCCCTTTCCCAGTCTATTTCTTCGACAGGGAAGTACGGGAATCCTTTAAGCTTTTAAATTGTGTGCTTAGTCAACAATTTGTACCAACCACAAGGCATCTATATTTGTGTATTGTTGTTTCTTCGTATAAATGTTACCCTTATAAAAAATGTAAGTGGGTGAAAATATGATACTCTTCTATACAATGTCCTCGTGGGTTTTACTTTCTTCGTTAGGTCAACCGAATACACTATTGAAAAATTCCTATGTTTCAAGAGCCTTTCTTATACTATTCACAGTCCTTTTGTTGTTAGCTATTCCATCTAGAGATTTCCATACCTACGGTGGAGACATGAATAATTATGTTAACTTTTTTCAAAAAATAGCCGGAATGTCTTTGGTTGATACTTTTAAAATTGCTATTTGGGAACCGTCATTCGTGTTCACACAGTGGATTATATCAAGATTCACCAGCAATCCTTCTATTTATATAATCATCACCGTACTTATATACATATTGACACTCGGAAAATCTATTAAAAACATTTTTTCACCTTGGCAGATGATGTTCATTTTGTTCGCCTACCTTAACTTTACTTTTTTCTATGGTTATATATTTAATGGGGCACGACAAGGTTTTTCTATTATGCTTCTACTATTAGCCATTTCCATTTGGCTCAGCAAAGGTCGTAACTTGTATTTCTATATTGCTTTAATTCTATCGGCATCTTTTCATCTTTCTGTAATTCCAGCAACTATCATTTTGTTGTCGTTAAAGCAATTCAATTTTAAAATTAAAACGCTTTTGGTTTATTGGGCATTCTTTAGCTTACTTTTTATCAGCGGATTTAATCAATTCATCATGCAAATTCCTTTTGTCAATTCGATAACTCTCATTCAGTCATACGCAAGTTCCGCCGCCTTGGAACATTACGGCGGCGAAGTTAATAATTTGAAATTTTATGCTTTCAGTGCTTTTTTCTTAATCCTAGGTTTGATACTATATAAAACAATAAAGTTGGAAAGTGCGTTAAAGCTTACTTACTTAAAAATAATTAAAATATACACTGCTTTGAATTGTTATTTTTTGCTTTTGGGATTTGTGTCATTTTCAGATAGAATCGCAATTTATTCATGGTTCCTTATTCCGATTTTGGTTTTATTTCCGATTTTAAACAAGGAAAAACATTCGCCGTTCTTACTCTTTATTGTTTTACTTATCTTAGCTTTAAACGGAATTAGTAGTACTCAAGGATTTTACGACTTTGGTTTTTAAAAGAATAAATTTCAGGAGAGGATATAATCCCCTCCTTTTTTTATTGTCTTATTTTCATCCCTTTTAGTCTCTACAACGAGTTATTGTCCCCATCCCGGAAATTCCAATTTAACTGCATATCTTTCAGGAAGAAGAGTCTTGTCGTCTTTATTTGCTTCTGTGTAAAAGGCAACCAACTCATTTTTATTGGTTGGTCCGAATACACCCATTAAACCCCCGTCAACATAATCTACAGAATACGCATTCATCAAATTGTCAGATTGCCATATTGGTGTAAATGAATATCCGTCTTTTGTTGCGAATACATTTGCTGGAATCACATCTGAGCCTAGAGAGTAGCAATGCCACCCGAAAAACGCACTTGAATTTGCCCCATAGGAAATAGCTGGCTTAGAACCAACAAAATCACTTTTATCTAAGTCAATTCCACGCTTGCTATACCAAGCTTTATAAGGAAAAACTTGATTCCCTTGCGTTCCTCCCGGCAACCTGTCATAACGCCAAACAAACATAGAGCCGTTTGTATCACTAATAAATAGAACACATTTTGGCAAAGGAATAATAGCGGTAATTCTGACATTTAAATCAGGTAGACCATACGTTGTTTGCCAAGTATTTCCTAAGTCATTGCTGTAGAAAATATTATCATTCACTCCATAATCGCCAGAAGAAGCCCAAATGATTCCCTCGTATGGATCATATCTAATATCGTGGAAGTGGCTGACTGTCGGATCGGGATGTTGCAAAATTATTTCCCACGTTTCTCCACAATCTTTTGACATGAAACATTTATTGTAATTGACTCCACCACCGTACCCCGCAACTAAAACGGTATCGCCATGAATGTCAACACCGAAAACACTCGCTACGGCTGTATTAAATTCGTATTTCATTTCAAAGTTTTCTTCGTTTATATCCGATAAGTGTACACGCCCTCCAAAATCAGTAATTGCCAACAGCTTTCCGTTGTCGAATTTATGAATATGTGACGCTCTTCGGTCAAATTCTGGATTGGCAGTTGATAACACGGGAATCCAATTCCCCCCAAAGTCTACACTTTTAAATATTCTAGAATCTGCATCTCTTACCCCATAGAGTACGCCCTCTTTTGTAAGATGGCGAATTAATACACCATTTGTATTTTGTACTTTTGTGTTAACGGGTAGATTTAGCGGAAGAATCGGATCTGGTAAATTCATCTTCTCTGTTACTGGTGGCTCATTTACCACTTTAACGTTCAAAATATCCTCTGTATTAATCCCGTTTATTTTAAAATTAGGTGACTTCATTTTATTTTACCCCCATTACTGTTTTCGGCATTAAATCTATTCCTGTTTTCAAAACCCTGTAAATAGTATTGCCGTAATGTCCGTTAACCGCACTGAATCCATACAAGAAGTCTTCTCTGATATCGGTAATTGCGAACGGTGTTTTTCCGCCCCAAATCTCATTTTTACCAGAATCTAGTTTGCCTTCATTTGTATAAATGGAACCATTGCTATCCAAAAATAACCTTGCTGAAATCCCGTCGACTTCATAATACTTCTGCCATATCACCGTGGGTGCAGAAGTCGTATCTGCTAGTTGCTGATTCAGTTTTGAGATTTGATACCCCCTCTTGTTGTTACCATTCGCGGAGTAAGTTTGAGAAATCCTGTAAATGCTGCCATCATTGGTTAATCTGATATAGAGATTGTTACCGTATGCGTTTGGATGCGTGACGTTGTACGTCCAAACCACATTCGGGCTTGTAGTTGCATTAGCTGCACTCTGATCAAATTTAACAATGCCGTATGCGTGCGAAACATATAGGTCATCGTCGTTATCAATAGCCATATAAAACGAATTTGTCACGCCTTGAACAACATGTTTTAATTCCCAAATAAGATTCCCATCAACGCCACTTTGTTTTCTTAACAACATCGCGCGGTTTTCGTCAAGCGTACCTGAGCTGCCAATTGAATAAATGTCACCATTTTTGTCGACAAAACTATCTTCTATTTCCACATAATTAGAAAGATTATAGTTAGTCTGCCAAATCACCGTCCCGGTAATACCGGATACTTTTTCAATCATTCTATGTCCCGCGCCATTAGTACCAATTATCAAAACGTCATCGTTCTTGTCTACCATGATACGTGTTATTGTAACGTCCGAATACTCACCCATAAAATTCGCATATGTCCAAAGAGGAACATTGCTATCAAGTGAACTACCGAACTTTTTGACAGTCTTAGCAGTGTCTGCCACATATACAGCGTCTTTACCTGCTTTAACATCAATAACAGTCGATTCTAAATCTATATTACCGTACACTCCTAGACCACTTACAGTCACATTCCCTACATAACCATCTTCGTAAGGTTCTAAGAAATCACCCAACAATTGCGGCGAACTGGAATTCTTTTCAGACACAACTAGCTCGCCTTGATTATTTGTCTTTATTGATTTAGCAAACCCATTACCATCACGACCAGCAACTCTCATCATCTTATCAGCCATCTTATACTACCTCCCAAGGCGCATTTTCGTTTGTTATGGTGTCTAAGAAGTCGCTTAATTCCACTCTCAAAGAAGGCTCCATTTTATCGAGAGTCACTGAATCATCTTGCGGAATACTCAACAAGTTAATCGACCCTTGACCAGTTAACAATGCAATCGTGTTTTCAGATAAATCTTCCGGCTCTGCTTTTACTCCTTGCCCTATTTTTTCTGCCAACTGTTGACCAAGACCATTCAACCTTGCCCCTAAATTAACGTCGTTTCCACGTGCTGCTACGACCTCAGGATTGTTGCCCCCAGCATCCGCAATGACTCTGTCTAATTCTCCTCGTACGGATTGAGAAGTGGATTCCGCACTTGTTGAAACCGTCTTTGCGTCTTGAGCAACGGCCAGTGCTTGATCCGATATCCCTTTTGCTTCAATTACGTTAGCATTAGCTGCATTTGCTACCTGGTTTGCTGAAGTGGCGCTCTGGACTGCGTTTGCTGAATTAGTTAGCGCTGACTCCGCTTTTGCATCAATTCCTTCCGCTGTTGTTTTAGCCTGGCTCGAAATTGCAGTTGCAGAAGCCGAGGATTCATCTAGTTTTTTGGCTTTATTATCTAGCTTCTGAAAGTTTTCGCTAATCTCAGATCGGCGCCATGGATCCGTACCCACCCAATCATGCATATTAAGATAATCAGTTTTGCGTGATGACATCTATTAACTCCTCCTCTATTGGAAAAAAGACATAAAAAGAATCCCACTATGCTTGATAGGGGATTCCTGTAATTTCTTGATATTGTTCGGCTGTAATCCATTTTGCTTTGACGAAGATCTTCACGTCATCGTTGTCATATCGATTCGAGTCATAATAGCGTTTTATGGAATTATACATTTGAATCACCTGCCAGTTCTAACATAGCCAAACGCATCATAAATTCGGCATTTTCTCCTTCGAGCGTTTCAACTTTAGTCGACAAAACTTCTACCGTCTCTGACAATGGGGCAGAAGGAGCAACAGGAGCTGGCTGGTCTGCGTAATTGAATGTGAGTTTCTTTGTTGAGGGAATTATTGTATAACTTTTCGCCAAACGAAAGTCTTGTGCATAGGCCCCGAAAGCAAGCTCTATGTAATCAAAAGTCGAGCGTACGCGTTTATTTAATTCATTGTAAGTAGCAATATCCTGCGCTACAGTAGTTTTAACAACATTACCTTCACGTTCACCCGTGTCCACCAGGATGCGGCCTGTACTAATTTCATAGTAAATACGTCTACCTATTTTCATGGTAATTCCTCCTTATTCATATGCAATCCAAAATGCCGGGTTACTAAGTAAAGAAGCCCGCTTCAGACGAAATCCGCCTATATTTACGTAGTTGCCAAGAGAGCTTAGTAGGTAAGACTCGTTTGACCCACCTAAATAGACGCGAGTCGGGTCAAGGTCAAACGACCAAAACGTGTGAGACAGCGCCGAAGTTTCTGCCCCAACGAGACCGATAAAAATAAGTCGCGGCTTGAAATTGAGACCGGACACTGTAATCGAGTCGCCACCGCCCGACGCGTTGCCTTTCGCCCACCTCGCTCCCGTTTCGATTTGTCCGACCGCTGTAGCGAGCTGTGCAAACGTTGGGTCTGCTGGAATGACTACGCGCGGATCAACGCCAGCAACGGCTTGCTTGACGGCCGCCTTGCCGTTACTGGCTGACGTAAAAGCCGCATCGGCCCGATCATATGCTTTTTTCACAGCATTTGAAGTTGCGGCTTTAGTTACATCGATACTTGTTACCGCATCAGATAGTTGAACGTGTCCAACTTGTAATGTCGTAGCAGGTTTATTCGTATGAAGATCGAATTGTGCTTTTGTCACTTCACCCGCCAATGAACCATCTGCTTTTAACACGTTGCCATTTGCATCGAGTTTAGCCAATCCGTTAGCCACTCCAACTTTTTCATCAATGTCATCAATCACGCGCATAAAATAAGCTCTGTTGACGTTTTCAGTCCCCAGAGCCTTTTCAATATTTAAATTCGTGCTATATTCTGGCATGACTTACCCTCCTTCTGGTTCTAATGCATCGAACTCATCCCAAGTAAGTAATTGCGCATCTAGTATATCGAAAGTCCAATTTTTAGCATCAAATTGATTCCACTTGATATATTTGAATGCAAATTCAACTTGGATATGCGCGGGCATTGCTTCTTTAAGAATCTCTTTTAATCTTTCAATGCCTGCTGGAACGCCGATAGTATCTGTAAATTCAATGATGACGCGATATTCTCCTGGGAACTCAATAATATTCACCGCTCCACCAGTATAAGCTTTCGCCATTTCTTCTAAACTTCTTCTAGTAATAGCGCCAAATCCACGTAACCTCGATAGAACTGCTGATCGTCTCGTTGAATAGTCGAACTCGAGTAAATCCCAAGACATGTTTTCCATATCTTGAACTAGATGAGTTTCATTGACGTCCCATGTTATTTGACCGGATTCGCTTACTTTTAAACCGAGTAACACTTCCCACTTCCATAACTGTGTTGTGGCTAAATCGGCGTATCGCCCATCTTGGAAAGTATAAAAGTCACTCCAGATCGTTTCTAATTCATATGCGTTCGTCTCTTGAAAGAATCGAGCTTCTAAAATATCTTGCCACCATTTGGGTATGGCCATCTCTAATCGTTCACGAATGTCTGTGTATCCGTACATCAGACCACCTCGTTAAGTGTAACCGTCCCTAATACCGCAATTGCTCCAGTAGGAATAGATACATTAGATGTTCCTGTATTGATAGCGAAATTTGTGAAATCAGTAACCCCTTCAGTATCCAAAAGAATATTTTGTACACGAGTGACGCGTAGCAAATCACCTTTGCCGAAATCTAATTCATTTAAATGCTGAGTTAATACTAATTTAAAATCGTCTGTAATGGCTTGTATATCGCTTGTAACGGTAACGTCGGCACTGACGTTTATCAAAATTTCATCGGCACCTTCTACAGTAATTGCGTTGGCGTCTATAGGACGATTTAATTCAATGTAATCGACTACTTCTTGAATCTTTAGTTGCGAGGGCGCTCGGTGTTCACTATTTAACAATTTCACCTTCACGGTCCCTGGACCATTCCACACAGGGATGACAAGAGCATCTTGAATTCCTGCTATTGATGTGGCCCATTGATAGTAGTCATTTGCGTTACCTGACGCTGCAGGTCTTCTCATGTAGTTAATATAACGAGACCCTAGTTCCTCGTCTGATTCTTCGTCAAATCCATTAACTGTTTCAATTGGATTAGTTACACTTATAATACCTTCTAGGTTGCCTACGACACCGCTAATAGAATTGGATGACACGTTACCATCTGCACCTTCAAAAACAGCTACAACAGCAACGTCTGTACCACTGACAGTAGCAATGACGTCTTGAATAGTGATAAATGAGACGTTAAATGTAGCTGGTGCGTATAATTCAGTTCCAGATGGCACTAAGGTGTCTTCATCTGCCGTAATCTTAACGATTCCAGTTGATTTCCCACCGCTTTTTCGAACCATTCCAAACATGGCTACCCATTTATCTAATCGATTACCGAACATGCTAATTTCTCCAGCTTCATCAATAATAAAAGTTTCATCTCTTACAGCTTGAAATTCCGCATATAAGTTAGAAAATTCATCGGCAACTGGCGCTTGTAATGTGTACATAGGCGAACCTTCTCTAACATCAATCGTAGGATCTGTATTATCTAAAAGGTTCGTTAGTATTTGAGCTGATAATTCATCGTTCATTTCGTAATTCACGAAACCACCACACTTTCTTGTTGGCCATTCACGAGGATTCCGACGTAGGCTTGCCTACCGTTAAAATCAACGCTCACTTCTAAAGACTGAATCAACTCGTGCTGTGTCCCTAATTCTTCAATATTCCTTACAATCTCTCCTTCAATTACTCCTCGCGGCAAACTATCGGCAATGAGTTTTTCGAAAGGTGTTCCAAAATCCCTGTAAATCGGATAATGATCTCGTTCTGTCTTACAACCAATACCTAGCCACTGTATTGCTTTGTCAGTGCCGGTAATTCGTTGAGAAGTCATCCGCCCTTGCACGAAATCAATAAAAAAATCCGCTGCATCAGTACGGACATCTTCGGACGTTTCTATGGATTCGGCGTCTATTTCAATGATACTGACGTTTTCGGGTATGAGTGCCACACTATTCCTCCTTTCCGATGATAAAGCCTTTCAAAGAATTTTTTTCCATATCGTAAATGACATAGACTAGATCTCCCATCTCCAGACCGTTATCGATCATGATGGTTCCTGCTTGTCTACCTAAATCACCGTCAAAAATCATATCAAAACGGTGATACTGAGGCATCAGATGTGCCATCGGTTGTAAATTACTTGTCTCAAGATTGTTCCCCTCCAACCTAACTGTTAAGGGTGCCTCATCAATTACGGTCGCTCGTGAAAGAATAACATCTTTATTGTAGCCAGTTTCTTTCATGACTCTAGCTAAGTCGGCAATGGGATTTCCCTTTTCGCGCGTGGTATTCATTTGCTGACCTCCCGTTTAAACCATTTTAAAGAAAAGGTGATTTTAAGTATCTAGTACACGATTAATTTGCATGTAGTGTTTACCCCAGTATCCAGAAGTGTACGAGTGTTCTAAACAACCAGATGACGCAAGGGATACACACATTCCTGGCGTAGTCACCACGCCAACATGCGAAACACCTGCTCGGTACGTGCCTTTAAAGAAAACCAAATCCCCTGGAAGCGCTGCTGATTTCGCAATCTTCTTGCCCTTCGTTACTTGCGAAGAGGTGCCGTGACCAATATTGATGCCATTCTTTTTATAGATTAAGTAAGTAAATCCAGAACAATCACCAGAACCACTATCAATATTTTTTCCGCCAAATTTATACTTTAGTTTTCCTTTATAACTTCTCGATAAACTGACGATTTGTTCTCGCTTAGTAGAAACCTTTGTCCCTGAAGTAACATTTATTTTCTTTAAGTAACCACTTTTCAGACTGCTCCATTTACTGGCTTTGGTTCGCGCGTCTGCTCGACCTTTGCCTTTTTCAATAATGGCAATTTGCACATTTCTTCGACCGAACTTTGCAGTAGCGCTTTTTCCTTTAATTAACACGTCTACTCGCTTACCTTTTATCGCTCCGCCTGTGTCTTCAGCTAAATATACAGAAGAGTACTGCGGGAACCCTGGAACGTAAATGTGAACAATGGAACCGTAAGGGATAACGTTTGGATCTACTGCAATCGTTCGATTGTATGTCCACTTCGTTCCACTCGCCGTTGTCGAGTAATCACCGTTGCCATTTATTCCACCTAATTTAGGGTCGTAGGCAGTCGCAACATAGCCAGAAGTATATGATAGCCCACTCGCTTTTCCGACTGTGCCTCCGTCTTTGTTATCCTTACTACCGTCATTATATTCAGCAGGAGCTTCATACCGAACTAATTCTTGTTCAATTTTTTTCGATAATTCTAGTGACATTGTATTCGCATCGCTATGAGTGTGAGAAGTAACATAGTAATAATTATTAGCGCCAGTGAATTCGTCATAAACTTCAATTAATGTTCCTGCTGAAATGGTGTAGTCAGCTAGCGCCTCAATGCTGATTTGGTCTGATGGTTTTTTCAAACGAGCAAGCAGAGCGTTGGCCAATGTCCCTAAACCACCTGGTCCGGTTATGTCTGGATCGTTTTCGATGATGGTCATCGTGCCATACTTCTTTTTTAACGCCGCATCATAACGAAATTGCCGAGGGTTTTTAGGATTCTCTCCACCAGTCATCACAACTTGTGTCTTTACATCTTCTATTGAAATATCTCGTTTAGCCGAAAGTAGATTTGCTCCGCGTTCAATCATCGTACGTTGCAAAGATACTACCATTTCACGAAGAACCAGTTTACCTTGTTCAGAACGCACCATATACCGCTTACCTGTGCGCAAGTATGTTTCTGATAAGACGGTCTGCATAATTGACCAAATACTTTTATCAATAAATTCTAATTCAGGAAATACATATCCCGTATTCGCGATTGATCCAACAGGAACATCCGCCAAACTACAAAGATCTTTAATGATTTGGTCACCGCGTCGTTTTTTAAATGATTTGGTGACTTCGTTTTGATTAAGGTACCAATTGTAATCGACAACCTTCATGCTTTCTTGTCCAACAGAATCTAAACTACGTTTTACAATAATGCCTCGAAATAACTCTCTCGGTTTGTCAGGTCTCCCTTTTTCTTGCTGGTACATCAGCACAATTTTGACCATTAACCCTTCTTCAAAAGGTAAATTCCGTCGGTCGGTTGACACTTGACGATTCCATACGGAAATATCAAAAGATTCATTTGCAGTATTAATGTCACCATCATAACTGTGAGATTGAACCATCGAAGTAAATTCCCATCGATACGAATCGTTGTACAAGTAAAATTGGAGAGTAGGCTTCAAACGCTCCTCAGTTGTCGAATACTTTCGTGTGTAGGCCATCCACCCGCCCCCTATTTTGGTATTGTTAATTTTTGACCAGGATAGATTGTGTATTTATCTCTTGATTTCGCTTTTTTATTAGCTGCGTCAATATTTTTCTTATTCGCGTTGTAGAGTTTTGCGTAGTTCGCTTTTCCATAAAAAAACAGCGCCACTTTGCCTAAGTAGTCACCTTTCTTCACGGTATAAGTAGTCGGTAATTTACCAGCTGTCGGTTTCTTTTCTGGCGTTTTGACGCCCCCATTGCCACTCGTCTTTTTCAACGCGACTCTCCGGGTGTGCGGCGCCTTGTAATTCATGAATTCGGCAGAATAGAAAACATCACCAATATTTCCAGCCCGCTCATTTTCATAATCCAAACTAGTTATGACCACACTTCGATTCAAATCGCCTTCTTTGCTGTATAGACGCAACGGCTTTTCTAAATCAATCCATTGGCGAAGCTTCTGAATATTTTTTGAAGGTGTTTTATACGTCCCTTTTGATTCAGCGACGTAACTGGCATCGTAGTTTGCAGGAAAGAATGCTTCTAAGGTGAACGTATCTAACTTGCTGCCACCAAAAATGACCCGTTCACCTACTCCGACAATGTCAATAACCTCTGCTTTACCTGAAACGGAAGTTGGAAGTGTTTCAGGTAATACAGGCAACTTGATGAAACTTTTCGGATTTTGTTCTTCCCATATAGAAATGTGAATATATTTCCTCATGCTAATCCACCTGCCGAAATTACGTATTTCAATTCATCTACCAGTTCTCTGGCCATTTCTTTAGTTGTTAGGTTCGCACCATTTATATTAATGTCTCCAGTAAAAGAGAACGTTGATGCCTTTTTAGATTGTCCTTTGGATATAGTTCTGCCGGTTCCAGTGCCTTGTCTTGATAAAGCAGCAGTATTTAATACAGGTTTTTCTCCGGATGATTTAAGAACACCCATGCCACGCAAGGTGTTTGATTGCCCAGCTGTGAGCACAGCTTCACCAGAATGTAATTCTGCGATATAGCCATTTTTATTTACTCTTGCTAATCCAGTTGCATGAGATCCATCAATGTAGTTTGGTGTGAAGAAGTCTCCAACGGCTGAAACTCCATTTGTCACCCAATCTGGTATCTCGATACCTTTTATTTTTGAAACAAAATCATCTACTCGTCCCATTAGAGTATCGAAAGAATCTCTTACCAATCCGAGATATGTTTTTATTCCATCTAGTGCAGGTTTTGCTACTTCGTACGTTTCGGTGAATTTTTCGCCGATATATGTAAGTACCGGCTTAATGATTTCTTGCCAAACTAATTCAAGGTAAGCAAATGTTACTTCAATTCCTACCGCCAATAATTTAAGTATAGGGCTAATAATTCCCCACAAAATTTGAAATGCTTCCCACACTAGTTTTAATAGTGGTAGGACAATTGTATTAAAAACGGTACCAACAATATCTCCTATCAATGAAAAGGCCGTTCCTAAAGCGTTGAAAATCGGTTGCAAGATTGTCCATAAGTCTTGGAATATCACCATGACACCTGGACCCATGGAAACAAAGAAATCCCATAAACCTTGACCCACTTCCTTTACACTTTCTATTTTACTTGTCATGCCATCCACTGCTGCCATGACCGCTTCAGAAGCTAGGGCGTCTTGTATGGCTGTCTTGACCGCCTCAAACACTACTGGCAACGTTTCTTGCATCCAAAGAATGGCGGGATTGTTCCGGATGGTGTCGAACGTGGCTGCAATCGATGCGATAGCCGTCATAATACCAGCTGCTAGTTTTTCTCCGTCTATACCTTGAAGTTGCTCTGTCATCCATTTCATACCTTGAACAGCCACTTCTAACACTGGTTCTCCCATTGCCGCTTTTAAATCTGTCCACGACTGACTCAAGTTACCCACGACGTTTTCAAATCCATCAGATTCTTTTGCGGCCATTCCCATTGCGCCAGAAATTTTATTGGCATCTTCGACCATTTGGAGAAGAGTCAATTGCTTCTGTGCTTCAGATAAATCCTTGAATGATTTTCCGTATAATTCATTGGCTGCGGAATTTCTTGTAGTTTCTGTTGCTGATAATCCAAGAGCTGCGTCATTCTCATAGTTCATTTGTGTTATCGCAAAGGCTTTTTATCCTCTGCTTCCGGGGTTTTAACCGCATGATGGAATGTTGATTCATTCCCGGCTCAGCATACGTTTTCACCCTCGTTTAACGTTAGGCTCTTTCGAGACAACTCTATAAGTTGTGTGCCAACCACTCGTGGGGATATTTTTGCTCTCTTATCGCTCAATCCCTATGCGTTACGGTGGCGAGTGATGTTCTCGCTTACCACGGCACTGGCCTATCACTTAGACTTAGCTTCCGCCGTTTTTGGTTGGTTTTTCAAGCTGCATTTCTGCAACAAGGGGCAACTATTTTACCCTTAAGGAATGACTGCAGGCTCTCGGTCGTATCATCTAATGCTTTATCATAGAATGCGGCCGAGTCGGCAATAACACGCATGGAACGATCCGCTAAGTCCAGTGACTCGGCAGTATCCATCCCACCGGTCTTTGCGAATGCCGCAATCTTCGTGAAACTGCCTTTCATTCTGTTCTCTAGTATCGTGGTTTCATCAGATATTGCTCCTAATTTATCAGCAGCATCAGCTTCCATACTTCCGAATACCTCAGAAAATTGAGCTGTCATTGCTTTACCGTCTGCTGCCGCTTGAATCATGCTGAGACCTAAATCTTTAATTTGATCCACAGCAACAAGAGAAGCGATAATACCAATGGCCATTTTGAACGCGCCACCTATTTTATTTCCAGCGTTCTGCCCTTGGTTTCCAAGGTTATCAATATCCCCGCCTGCACTCCCACCAGCATCTCCTAGCCGTTCCGCTTCTTGTCTGGCACGCTCCAATTCCTGTTGCAAATTGAGGACGTGCTGAGAACTTTGGTTAGTATCGTTCCCGAAGTTTTGCACTTGCGTTCCCGCTTGTCGGGCTGACTGTTCGATGTCATTCCACAAGTTATCCGTTTGACGCATACTTGATTCTAATCGATCGAACATGCGCACAGCGTTTCGTATAGGGGTAGTGAATTCGTCTGTTAATTTGAGGGTGGCTTTTAAGTCATACGCTATGATACTCACTCCCTTCTAAAGGGCGGCTTAAATAATTCAGCAATTAAGCCCTTTTTATTTTTTTCTTATTTTTAGCATCTTCACTTTCCACTAAAATCGAAGCGACCAACATCCGGCGGCGGAGTGGTTCCATCTCTAGGCTGTCCACGATGTCGTACTTGTTCGCCGTGGCAATGCGGATGGAATGTGCAGTCGCCATCATGTAATCGCTTCGTATTAGTTTTTTAGCTCTTCGATTTCCTTGTCTTCCGCTTCTGCTGTATTTGAACCTAATTCATTGATTTTTTTTAATAGCATCGCGACTTCAGAAACTAGAAAACGGCTGTTAATTGCTTCTTCGTGCGTTTTGGCTCCCAGTCTACTAAGTACTTCCTTGTCATAAAAGTTAAATGGGGTGCCGTTAATCTTTTGAATGGCTGTTGCAATCATGTCCATCGGCAAGCCATCTTCATTGCGAACCAAGACACCACTTTTATTCGTGTGCGAATTCTTTTTTCTTATGTTGTTCACCGTTTTCCAGTCCAAAGCACGTAATTCGACGGTAATTCCAGCACTTGGCAACTCTAATTCTCCAACCGGTCTAACATCTCTCTGAAACCATTTTTCTAATCCTTTGTTCTCCATGTCTTTTTCCTCCTCAAGGTATAAAAAAAGAGGGCATACGCCCCTCTTACTCTTCAATAATTTCAAATGAATCAGCTGTAAATGAAAATTCTTGTTCCACTACGGTTCCGTGTTCACCGTTGAAAAGTGGGAATGAAGAGAATTTTACGCCGTACAGTTGTACTTTATATGGACTTTCCACTGCAGGATCCTCGTTCACCATCAACAGGTTAGTGACAGGAGGTGCGAGTTTTGGATTTCTCATAAAACTAGTTAATCGTTTGATAAACTCTGCATCATACTGGTGTCCAGTCATGCTGCCAGAAATCGTGTAGCCAGAGAACTTCTGTCCTGGATTTAATCTTCCAGACTGACGTACTTCTTCGTAAGCTGTTTCTAAATCTGCATTGACACTGTGAAATTGCGCCAACCACTTCCCGTTCTCAATGACTTGTGCATAGGTACCGGAAAAGGCTTCGTGTGCTTGATATGGATTCATTCCTTACGCCCCCAATCCGATCGTGATATAAATTTCTTCCATGGCTTCAAGGTCTCTCATAAATGCTGTAACAACAACTTGTTGAGGCCCAGCGCCCTGTTCTACTTTGATGTACCAAGTATCTGCTTCGATGACGCCCTGATATTCCAATAAGCGTGCATAATCCATTAGATCTGCTCGCATGGACAGACGTTGATTCGGTCCATTTGCAACTTTGCCAATGTACTTATTCTCAATCAGAAACTTCCAATCACGAGAAATTGTGTGCTTAATGGCCACACGCTTTAGGCTGGTAGCTGCTGTAGTTAACCCGCGAATTAAACGGACGTTTCGCCCTGTGTACTCAAAGGCGATAGCTCCTGCAGCCAGTGCGTCCCGAACCTGCGCATTGCTTAATCGAACGTTAACATCCGTCGCTCCTGGGATTTCCAAATAAGTAATTGACCCGGATAACGGAGTTGATGCCCAGGCTCCAGCAATTTGTGGTGCGATTTCCGAACCAGAAAGAACCTCATCTCCGAATACAGGTGCATTAATGATAGTTGCGATATGTTCGCTGCCATCAGTATTCGCTCTAGCGATACTTGCGGCTACATCAGAATCATCAGTGACTCCATAAAACATCTCGTGCCGGTTTTCGTTCTCTTCTTGCGAAGTCAACCATGCTTTCCAGTCAGTTGCTTCCAAAGTAGTTAATGCGTGATCAAAAGTTAGGGCTTCAAAAAACTGCAGTTCGAGAGCTTCTTGAGCCTTTGTATAATCTAGTTCGCCTGCAGGCTGTGTATAAACAATTACCTTTGCCGCTCCGCCTCGGAAAGCACGTGTAATGTCAGCGAGATTACTTACACCTACAATTGTTCTAGCTTCGCCATCTCCATTAAATTCATAAAGAGTATTGGCAGTTGCTGTGACGTTATAATTCTTTTTTACAATTGCAACAACGCCGTCTGAACCCTCGATAGCAGCTGATGCCGCCTCGACAAAGTTAATCCAAACACCTGGTCGGCCTTTGTCTTTTGTAGTAAAGGTCATTTCTCCATCCTCCTCGTTAAAAATATCTTGTTAGATTGTTTCTTCTGGTAATTTCATGGCGTCCAATGTATTGAACTCAGCGCCTTCCACTTGTCCGAACGTTAGATCTTGCATCAGAACCGGCACTGTTAGATTGATTAAGTACTGTTCCATGCGTGCATATTGTTCTTGCGTACGCACTTCGCCCGTTTTCGTTTCCAGTATCGATAGGATGTATCCTTTTCCAGACTCGGTTTCTTGTGGTTGTCCAACGCTATAAGCTCTAATGCGTGTAAACCACATGCTTGACTCTTCGTCTTTATAAGGAATCGTAATGCCGTGAATAAAGGCTTTGGCGATTCGAGTAGATATCTGAACAACTTTTGCGGTGTGTTCATGGAAATAGAGCACCTGCCACCTTCGAACGTGTTCACTTTGCCATCCATTAATCATCCGTAGTTCTTCTTCTAAGAAGCGAAAGACCAACATCCCGTTATAGGGTTGCTCCGGCAGATTCAGCAACTCAATCGCTGTATCTATCGGTGTAAATGGTTGAATGTAGTTGGTTAGTATATCTAGTTCAAGTAACGGATCCATTTCCTCACCTCCACTTAGTGTCCAGATTCCTTTCGATTTCGCGTTCAACGATATCTCGGGACCTCGCTTCATCCATCGTGTCTTCTAGCCAAGTAAGAGAAGTGCCCGCTTTCTTTGGCCTATATCCTCTTCTGGAGCCGACCTCGTGCAAGAAATAAGCGTAGTTAAATCCCCGTTTGTATGAATTCGATAGCAATGTTCCTTCAAACTTTCCGATGTCGATTTGTGTTTTCATTTCGGAGCGCAAAAACCCGATGTCTTCCGGCGCTTTCGGACGTGCCCGCTTCACCCAATCGTCCAAGGCTTCATGCAGACCGTTTATCGCGCCATCCGTAATATCAGATGGCGTTTTAAGTAGCAACTGTCTAAATAACGGTCCATTTTCTAAGTTCGTCATATGGCAATCCTTACAAAAGAAGAGGAACCACTGAAGCCTCTAGCAGGTGATATATTTTGCGGCACACGCCTTGTTTCATTTCCAAACTCATCAACGAATGAAAATTCATCTGAATACAAGACTTGTAACGCTTCAGAACGTTTTAGTTCAGCAGCACGAATCGAAATCGTTAAGTTCGTAATGACTTCTTTTCCAGCTTGATTCGTAGTCCGTTGGATTTGATTGGTTACGCGCGCACTTAACTCATAGGTCATATAAGCAAGCGGCTCCTTGTACTTGTCCCAAGCAGTAATCCGTTTCAGGGCAATGGTTTGATTGTCGACGATGATCATACTAATCTCCCCACCCTGGCACGACTCTTCTGGCTCTCTAACAATTCGAAATAGGCTAGTACATCTGGTGCAATGCCATCACCTGTTGCGTTATCATCGAATGTCACCGATACACCTTCTAAGCTGTAGGATTTAGCTCCAGCTTTTCGGATGTTTTGTAACGCCACTCCTTCTTCCCCATCTACACTCGCACTTTTCGTCATGTAGAGCGTTTGTAACGCAACGACTTTAGGGGTCAGCATGGATTCGGCGTAATACAGCGACAACCGTTCATAAGCGGTAAAGACAAATTCTTCTTTCTCCACTGGCGTCAGCGCCTTATAGTTCTCGGCACCGGACAATCTCAGCAGATAGGCATCCGTTTTAGCAAAGTCCATCATGCCGATCACCTCCAATTAAAAAAGCCGGAGCGGATTAGGCTTCGACTTTTTGTTTTTCTTCAATTGCTTGAATCAGTTCGGCTTTCTTCAGGCCATCAAAGTCTTCAATTTCTAAGTCTTTAGCGACTTCTTTGAGTTCTGGAACTGTTTTGTCCGATAGAGAATCTTTTTTCTCTACCTCAACAGCAGTTACCTTGTCGCCAAGGCGTTTTGCTTGTTCAACGGTTAACTCAATTTCTTTCTCCGGCCCAACTACTGAACCGCGATGTACAAGCTGTGCATTTGATGTATATTTCGGCATTTATTTTCCTCCTTAAAATTAAAATAGAAAAAAGCGCCTGCAATAGACGCTCACTTTGTTTTCTTATACATCCAACCAAACGATAGCGGTTGGATTTTTCAATGCAGGGAAAGCCGTTTCGCCTACAAATACAGCCTGTTGTGGCGGATTCGTCGCTTTGATTTCCGGCACAACGTAAACGCCTGGTTGGTAGTTATTTTCAACGGTTGGTCCAAGTAATAGCTTGCCGAGACTGTTGCCAATCAATACGATGCGGTCTTCTGGCAATAGACGCTCTTCGCCATTTCCAACATCAACCATTTCATCCGTCACCATGTAATCTGGTAATGACAAAGCTGTGAAAACGTTGCGAATATCCGCAGATGTTAAAATGCGGCGATCTGTCGGAGAACCATAAATTTGCGATTTGATTTGTTCGTTCTGCAACAAGTTTGACTCAGCCGCTCCCGACATGTGCATGATAGCTGGCGCCTGTCCACGGTTAGCTGCCTTAAATCGCTTCACAGCCGCTTGCAGGTCAGCCAGTGGTGTAGCGGTTGCTAGAGTTGCCCAATCAGCAGTAGCCGTTAGTTTGTTTTCTGCAGGAATCAAGAAATCCACATTTAGGTCAATGTCGTTTTCAACGAATTCTAAACGACCTTTATAGATAGCAGCAGCACGGAAGAATTCTTCTGTATCAAGTACACCTTCAATTAGGTCGTCTGTTTCGTTGTAAACATAATCGATAACGGCAGAACGTTCACCATCAGAGCGGGGACGATTAAATTTGATCAGTTCTTTTTCGTCCAATTTGAAACCGTGCTGAATTTTAGATACCGAACCATAAGCAACGCCAATTCCTGCTTTATCCCGGAGTGGAGCTCCTGCGTTCCATGCTGTAATGCTGGCAGCGCGTGAATATTTACCTGTAGCTACTCCATAAGAGAAATCTACATCAAATGTCGTATCGTTTGGCATATGGGTAGCCAATAGGCGACGGCGTGCCGGTGGGACGTTTTCTACATACCCCTGAAATTGTTCGCGTTGAAATTCTTCTAATGTTAATGGCATTTATTTTTCCTCCTCTAATTTTCCTTAGCGTAGTTTGTAACGGCTTCCGGCTGCTGTAATGAATGCTGGTGTTAGTGTCACTTTTGTTTTATCTAAATAAGCTTCTTCGTATCCACCGACGAGTGCATCTGAACCAGTTTTCACAGATACATCATGCGTAGTTACATATGGAATAACATCTGTTGCCAAGTCAGTCCAAGAAATAGCTTTGCCTCCTGCGATTGGAACAGATACCGGCGTTCCTGCTGGTACGACTCCAGCTGCAAATGCTGTGCTGTCAAGTGTCAGTCCACCGACTTTAAATACTTGACCTTGCGTAGTTTTCAGAATTTCTTTTTGAACCGTAATTGAATCTGTACGTGGTTGTAAATTCATTACTTGTCATCTCCTTTTGAATGTCGTTGCTTCGCTCGTTCCGCTCCAGCAGAATAGGCATCAACTTTTTTCTTTTTATTGCCTTTTTGCATGCTGCCAGGAACATAACTCGCTTTTTTCTTCTTCGCCGCTTGCTCCTTTTCGTCCTCATCGTCATCGACTGCAGCAGTGAAGTACTTTGCGTACTTGCCTTCTTGTAAATCTTCCAACAATTCATCCAAGTTCAACGGCTCGCCGTCTTCATCCAACTCAACTTCTTTCAGGTTTATGAATTTCACAAACAAGACGGGATCGATACCTTCATCAATGGCGAACTCTTTTGCAACAGCTCGCTTCTCGCGGGCTTCGGCTTTCAGGACTTTTTCATTTACTTTCGACGTGTCCGAATCGTCACCGCCGTCACCTTTTTCATCCAATTTGTCCCGCTCCGCCTTTAAGCGACGGTATTCCGCGGGATCCACGCCCTTGAATTTCTTCAAACGCTTATCGAGTTGTGTTTTCAGTAACACTTCATACTTCGCTTTAGCTTTCGGATTCGATTTCAATAATTCTTCTAGGTCAATGTCGTCGTCATCGTCATCACCTGAATCATCACTATCGTCGTCATCCGCATCATCATCGTCATCCGCAAAGAATTGAAGGTCGAGTCGGAGCGGCCGCACTTTTCCCTCTTCCATTGGAGCGGGAAGGTCGCCTTCAAAAAGGTTTTGAATCACGGCTACAAGCCAAACGTAAATTGTGTAATAAAATTTCATGTTGTTACCTCCTCTGCGTAAGGTGCAGGAACCAATACTCACGAAGTTTAGGGTCCCGATCGCGGATATGGACCAAGAAAAAAAGACCTTACCAAGAAAGCTTCTGGATTGACCCCATTACACCAAAGTTAGGGAAAGCGCACTATGTCAATAATCCCGATAGTTTAAATCTCGATTGCATATCCTGCGATTTTATGTTTACAAAACGTCGCTTCTCGTTTTGTTTGTGTAGAGACACCGAAATATTCGAAAGTAATACTGTTCGCTGATTCTTTAAGAATTTTGACACGTTCGAAAAAACAAGTTGTTCCGTTTTCCATCCAAATTACTAGTGTCTTATCTTTCAAATCGTTCACCCTCTCCAATCTATTTGCTCGTAAGCCTGAGCCGGCAGATGATGGATCACATCCTTTCAATCTTTGTCATATCCAAGAACTCGATATCCATCCGCAATGATTGCGTTACCTTCTTTAAAAGAGATTGAAGCAACTACTTCTCCGCTGTCTGTTACCACCGTTATTTTTTCCGGTGTTTCCATGATCCATCACCACCTTTCGATAACGTATTTCAATTATTAGTGGTTCTGTCTACGTTGAAACGCATAAAATCGACAACTTCAACACTTTCACCGCGACTTAATCCACCTTTTGAATTATTTTTGCCCCTGGTGTATACAACAGAGAAGTTTTTAGTATCCTTAATGCCTAACAACTTTAAAACTTGTTCATATGAAATCGTTTCGTAGTTATTAAATAGCATATTGCTCCCATTAACTACTAAAAGTGTCGTGTCACCCATATCCTCACGCCTTCCGTTCTTCTAGTTGAGCTTGCAAAGCTGAAACGAATTCTGCATCGACCTGCAAATCATCCACTAGGAAACTTAAGGTACAGGAGTTTATTTCTGAAGCATCCATGTTTAAGTTGATGCCTGTCATCTTGTCAATTTCAATTCCATCGACCAATATTTGATAATCGAAAAATATTAAACCGTCAGATTTATTCGCAGAATTAGAAACGTCTTCTCTTTTCTTGATTTCTACTTTCGCCATATGCTCATCCCTTTCTCAGAACATAAAAAAGACACCCTATTGGATGCCTAAGAAATATCCCCTCTTGCACGTTCCTTAGCCAACGCTCTCCGACGTTCCCACTCTTCACGTCTTGCACTACTACTCTCAGCAGAATTCAACGCTCTAGCAGTTTCGGAGTCCGCTACATTCACGCCTCTGATTTCTAAGTAACAGCGACAACGAATGTTTAACCCAATTCTAGAAAAGCCGTGTGGATGCTTGGCTTTGTCGCCATCAACATAGAACCAACCGTCAGCATCTGCTTTCTGGCCGTTCAATTCTTGATGCGCTTTCCTCACCTTTTTGTCGCGCATAGAATTCCAGATTACATCGACATCGACGCCCTGCTTCTCAGCCTGCACCACGCTCTCTGTCTGCGCTTGGTTCTGCATACGAGCTGCCTCTTCCTGTACCACTGTTCGCACTCGCTGGGCATCATTGCGGACAACTTCTGAAACGCGTCTAGTTACTTCGGGTAAGGGTTCGTTCTGACGAAATGACTCCTGGAATGTACGACGAAGTATGTTCGTTGTGATCTTTTTGTTATGAGCCATCGTTTTTGATAACGGAAATCCCGCTTCAAAAGCGTTAGCGACCATTCCTGTGGTCAATGTTTGAATCAGCGGCAGTTCCAACTCTTCTTCGTATGTTTCCACGAACTTCTCGTAAGCTGACTCGAACGCCTCTTTCGCATTCCCTTCGACCAGAGCGGAAACATTTACATAATGATTTGCAACAATGCCCATGATGCGAGAGAAAAAGTTTTTTTTACGTTTTCCTCGATTCATGTTCAATCCTTCGCCATTATCGAAATCGGTATATAGATCAGTTGTGCTCAGCAAAAGAGCAGCCAGTAACGCGGCTTCTAACGCCCCGATTCCATCTGGCTCCTGCTGGGCTTCTAGTTCCTCTTGGATAGCTTCGTTATCAATCACTTAGCTTCACCTGCCTCAACAGGGTAAGCAACATCTTCCGCTTGCTCTAAGCGTTCCAGTTCCCGCTCAATCCATTCATCACTGGCTTGAGGGTTTAGGTTTCGCAAAGTGGTTTCTAAGGACTGTGTGCCCTTAGTGAATGCATCATTATTTTCCGTAACCAATTCTTTACGGCTATAAGGAATCATTTCTTTTGTTTCGATATCAGGCTCCTCAATAATGAGGCGCGGCTCTACTCCTGCGGGTAGCATTACTTTTTCTTTGTTATGGACCAACCATAAGGCTGATTCATACAATTCTTTTAGGAACACGATGTATTCATCCCGAATTTGTTCTGCTTTCATAATCGAGGTCAAGAGGTCGTACCATTTCGCTTCACCCGATTGCGCACCACTACCTTCAGAGAAGAGATCGACTGCCTTCTCACTGGTTCGCGTTTCAGCTAACATGTCACGTTGCAACGACCTTACCCACTCCATATTCCCAATCTTTGTTGTATCTAATTGAATAAGCTCAAGAGCCTTGCCGTTTTTATCGTAGGTGATGATGTTGAAGTCGCGATGGTCAATCACCCCGTCTTTTCCATACTGTTCATACGACTTATCTTGAGCGGCGTCGAATATCTCTTTCGAAACAGCAATCTTGGGTTCGCCATTCTTTGTGAAAATGGAAGAAGCTTTGGTCAGTGTCCAGTTGATTTCATCTTGCCTGCTGAATTGCCCTTGCAGTACGCTCCTGCCAAGTGGTGCATCAAAGGTCGGGTCGTTAGACCAAAACATGATAAACGTTGTGGAGCGTCCTTCGTAAACGGATACCAACTCATTCATACCCAGAATCTTTTTGGTCTCTTCTTCATCAACAAGAGAAGTTTTCGTATCCTTGCCGATTTCGTAGAGCAGATTCATTGTCACCAATGAGCGGCTGTCATCCGTTTCATCAATCTCAACCCGCTCCCGGTAGACATGTAGATATTCTTTGTCTCCTACCTTTTTAAAGTAAGAGAGATCCACGCCTAAACCGTCTTCATGCGGAAAATAAAGATCGCGCTTTTTAAAATCAATACGGATGCCGATGTGGTCTAATATTGGAACGCCAACAATGCCACCATCTACCTGGTGCTGCACAATGTTTTGCCAATGCTTGAACTGCAACCGGCTATTTTTAGTGATTTGATTGATAACTTCCTGTTGAATGTCGTCAACTCGGTTATTGACTGAATCTCCTTGCGGTCCTTCAATCACATCATCTACATCACTTTGCTCTTGCGTCCGCTCATTAAATGGAACCGATGATTTCACAGCGCCAATAGAGCGGCTCACGTAGTTTGCTGGTATCTCACAAATAGGCTTAGCCAAGTTTGCAATGATATAAGGCGTCTTAACATTTGGAGAGGTCTTCCCATCGATGTCGTCAGCGTCATAGGCTTCTTGCTCATCTATCAGCCGTTTCGCGCGAGGGAATAGTTCAATGTGTGTACCGTTATACAACTTTCTGAAATTAAAAATATCGCCATGCGCTTTCTTTACTATTGAGTCATTCCATTCTGTCCAATCAATCACGTTTTAATACCCCCTCGCACTGCTATATACTGAGTCGCCCTTTAAATCGGCAACTTCGTAATCATCTAAGCCATACCATATGGCCGATAACGTATGTGGATCAATAGAAAAGTCATCTTCAACAACCTCGTCGTTCTTATTGACTTTGAATGTCAAGTCTTCTAATTCATATATCGTATTGTGACAAGCATCCGAACAGATAATCTGTTTGAATCGTTTCACTTTTTTGGTGTATTGCAATCGAGAACCGGCGAATTTATCGGCGCCTTCCATTCGGAACCCGCTCTTGTTGAAATAAGCAATGGTCTTTGGTTCGGCTGGATCGCCCTTTATATTCTCTCGCTTCAAGTGTTTTAAATCTTCAACCGTCACATCATCGGTCTGCCGATTCTTGTAGTATTCCTCAAAGATGTAAAGGATCTGTTTCTCGCGATCAACCACCATTCGCACTAATGCGTTATAAGAAGTCTGAAAGCCGAAGTCCATTCCGGTTCTCCGGAGCGGCCGTCTGATTTTCGGAATCTCTGCCATCACTTCAGCGTGTGGTTTCACTTTGAATTGTGGGAACACTCTCACCCCATTAATGCCGAACTGTCCTTGACGAGCAATTCGATACAAATCAGGGTCAAAGGCTTGCAATTCATCCAGCTGCTCCACGTAGCTTTCTGGAAGGAAAAGATTGTCGTCTGCTGTCGAATGGTGATAATACGTGTTGCCCACGACGATTGTGCGGCGTTTATAAAGTTCTCTGTCGTCAAGGACCAACAACTTGTTTCTGACATCCTTGAAGAAATACTTAAATGTCCAGTTGCTTTCACTCACAGGATTTGTTGAAAGTATCATGTGTAGATCAAGTGTCGGATGCCGTAACCGTCCAAGCAGCTCTTTAAATCCTGCGTATTTAACCTCTGAACATTCCTCAATCCAGATAATTGAAATGTTGTTGATGGATTTCAGCTTGGCTGTTTTGTCCATCCCTTTGAAGATAATCTTCGAGCCGTTAGGGAAGCGTATCTGCATCGGTGAAGACACGGAGCGGATTCTGTGACTCAACCCCAAGTCTTCAATTATTTCCGTCAGCAATGAGAACGTCGAGTCTCTGTGCGTGTCATAGACTTCCCTCACCACCAGAGCGGTCCGTTTCTCTTCCAGCAGCTTTAGAATCAATTTGAATGCTGCATGGTAACTCTTGCTAGATCCGTAACCACCAACTAAGAACTGAAACTTCTGATTCCAGTCAAACAAGAAATCTTCGAAATGAGGATTTACTTCCTTTTGGATAGCGACCATCAGCGACCACCCTTTCGGCTAATCATGATTTCGATTGGGCCATCGTCGTTATCGTCACTCAGCTTTTCAATTTCAGCATTTCCTTTAGCAATATCAACTTTTAGTTTTTCTTCCTGCAGCTGTTTCTTATCGTTTTCAGATAACAGGTCGAAGTACTTGGAGAGCATTTCTAAGGCTTTCATTTTGTCAGCAAGCTTTACGGATATTCCATCACGACCTTGCTTAACCTCAGATAAAAGCGAACCGTCTACCATACTTGAATCACCTAAATCTAAATAAGTATATGGCTGCATAATCTGTTCGCCGTCTTCATCTAAAAGCCTTTCTCCCGTAACCACATTGACCGCTGGCGACTCTCTTGTGCCAAACTGGACATAATCCGTAATGTCAGCAAATGCAATCTTGATGTATTTTTCAAGCACATCCATAGCATCAATGAAGAGACCTTGTCTCATTTCGCCCTTGAGCCTTCTGATCTCTTCACCAACCTTACGATTTCTTACCAGCTCACTTCCGGTGACATGCGCTCTGTCCGGACTATAACCTGCTTTAATAGCTGCCATTGTTTGGTTAAAGCTCTTAATGTAGTAAATGCAAAAAAGCCTCTGTTTATCGGTTAACCCTTCCGACTCTATAAAGACTTCCTTAGGAGTTGCATCCTTTTTGACAGATGCAACCTTTTTCCTTTTAGTTGCATCTTTTTCAGAAGGTTCTCTCGACCAACCTTCACGACTCTTTCTGCTCTTTATCGTACCGAGCTTCAAGTTATGTTTTTCAGCTAATGCAGCGATAGTAATCTTTGATGATTCCCATTCACTCTGTATCTTTTCCCAGTTGACCATCTACATCAACTCCGCCCCCTCAATAAGACTCTCTAATTAATCATCAATCCAATCCCAATACGCTGGATTCAAAGAAGCATACGTATGAAATTCGCCATCTAAATACAATTCTTCAAATTCATAATTCACTAACCGTCGATATGCGCTCTTTCGTCTGTCATCACTCGGACGAACAAACAGATACTCGTTCTTTTTCAGCTGATTTCTGAACTGTATGATGATATCCAAGGATTTCTTTAATCCTTCCAGTCCACAAGAGCCTGTAATCAATTCATCATCTTGTTTGCTCGTGTGATTGAACCAGTCATTCGCCTGTTTACGAGAATTCGAGATGATGATAGCAACATTCCAGACATTCGCCTCTTTTTCGAATACCGATTGCCGATTGCGAAAAAAATAAAGATTCAAGAGTTGGCTGTTGCTAAGACCAACACAATAACGAACTTCTGACTTCTTGCGTTTCACTAGATCATTCAAAGTCACTCAGCCCTCGTTTTTAGACATAAAAAAAGCACCTCCAAGTGAAGATGCTCAAAGCCCTAGTGAAAAAAGGGGCTTAATCTCGTATTTTTTAACTGCATATCCGGGCGTGTCACTCGAACGACCTGCCTACCCGTACCTGCCTTCCAGTGTATCAAGGATTTTCAAAAACAGAAAAAAGAGAACTTATGGCACATTTGGAACATTAGGCACTCATATTCCGGATGACCGCATCTTTAATCCGTTGGATATGGGTATGAGATAATCCCATGTGCATCCCGATCCAGCGCATGCTTTTGCCTTCTAGTAACCAATGAAGAACCTCGGCTTCTCTTTCGTTTTCAACCTTCTTCAGTTTCGATTGGATGAGCTGGATATCCTTTTCGAATGCGTGAATCTTCTTCCAACGATCATCTCGACGTTCAACTTCTTTCAAAATAGGATCACTCGGATCTCCACTTCCTTTGGGCATAGCTGCCTGCAGCCCATATTGCGCGACCATGCTCACGTTAACTTCATTCATGGATTCCCTCATGATTTTAACGCTGTGCAGTTTCCAATGATAATCTTTTAATAAATCCTCAACCTGCCACTTATTCATGCGAGCTCCCCCTATCGATTCCGACGAATTGCACCGCCGCGTGAACGTCTGTATGTTTGCTGATTGCTTCCCATGATTTCTGCCCATTCTCTTTTACTGAGCGATTCTTTCGGTTTTGGCAATGTCTTTGTATTCGGACTTGCTCCCGTAGCTTCTCGGCTATCTGTGAACCCTTTTTGAATAAGCTGTTCCTGAATCGTTCTCATAGTTTCCAGCTCCTTAGTGGATAATTTTTCGAATCATGTGATTTGGTTTTCTGTTTAGTACCTGATGGCGAATGATAGGCCGCTTCTTGAAATCAATTGGAGGGATGCTGAAATTCGTGTAATTCGCTTGCTCAAGGTATTTCGTGTATTCATTCACTTCTTTTATCGCAGTTGAAATTGATGACCAAATAGATTTGACGACCTCTGCCACTTTCTTGAATGCCGCAATGATGCCGACAACTGCCAATTTTACTTTTGGCATCATTTTAAAAACATGAAAATCTATAGATCTAAATGCCTTTTTTACAACATGTTCGTCATACATATCCTCTTCGGTATAGCCTTCCTCGTACATGTAGGTAACTAGCAATTGTTCGTCAGTTTTCATCCTCTTCACTCCTTTTAGGTAAACAAAAAAGGGCGCCAAGCAAAGACACGTCCTCTCGTGTCCTTACTCAGCACCCTGGTTGTTCCAGTAGCACTTTTGCAATATTTATCTACTTACCAGTATAACTCAATTCCCATACGGATGGCTTATTATCTTGCCAAGTTATTACTTGTTTTCCGTATCCTGTAGGTGGTGAGTCCAGCTTTTGAAGCCTGCCGTTCATCACCCTATACACTGCGTCTTTCATCAAATCCACTTCTGCAATCATGTCCTCGTCTCTAGCTGCCATTCCCATCCTCCTCAAAACTCTTAAATCACAGCGATCCTCAGTCGCTTACTTCTTCAAAAAATATAAATATTCATTAGAATTAAATACTGCAACAACTTCCGAGCCGTATAAATATTGTTCACCTATGCTGTTTTGTGGATTATAGAAAACCAAAGACTTATCGGCTTTCACATGGACTTTTTTTGCTTCTACTAGAATCGATAAGTTTGGATTGATGGCGACTTCGTATTTATTCATTTAATCACCCCCAATTTTTTGGTTATGGCTCTTCTCATCCTTTGCGCTCTTTCATCACAGCGCCAACAAATTTCTTTGTGCGTCTTTTCATGACAGATACCACAATGTTTCATCAATACACGTACCTTACTCTGAAAGAAACCAAGGTCACTTGACTCATGCGAGAGAAGATAAGTATTTCTCGCTTAATTTCTTTCCAGGAAGTGTACTTGTCATCGTCTTCGGTTAACAGCTGATCCACGACCAGTTGAACAGCGACTTCATGTTCTTGTTTAGTCTGAGCGAAATCGGTTTGAATATAATAAATAATGCCGTTGAATTCCGGAATCAGACCATTCGGCACTTCACCATGTGTAGTTGTTATTTTGAAATTGAAACATGCATCTTGATCCATCGTTATTCCTCCTCAAAATTAGCTTGCTTTATCGTGACTTCCGTCCGCGGACTTTCTGAATACCGTTTCGTCATGATCAACTCGCAGACCAATTTATCATCGGTATAAATAATTCCACTCAACCCATCCATTACAGACTTCGCATAGTTGTCGATGTCACTTTTAACAGCCGGCAATAACTCACCACGTATTGCCTTCTCTTTCTTTTTGTTGCTCCAACTCGCAGGTATTTGCTTATAAAAATGCAATTCCAACGAAAGAGGGCATTCTAATAGCTTCTCTGGCTTATATTGTGACGAGACAAGCCTCACATACTGCTTAAAGTCCCGTGAATTAATCGGATCATAGAGAACCGTCTTGCCAGAAAAACTCTTTCCGGCTCTTGGTCTCCCTTGCGCTTGAGCTTCTCCGTGAATGACAAAGCTAATGGTTTCCAATGACTCGCTCCCTTTCTATTGTGAAAACACATTCATCATCAGTATTCCAATAGCGACCAGGACCAGTAGCAATAAGATGAATTGTATGTGTTTTTTTAATCTGCAAAATTCCATAATTCATTGACCCACTCTTTAGGATGTTCACTCATTTCTATTTTAGAAAGCCGATGAATGGTATTGCTGTAGTTATGAAGCGTTGTAAGTAATCCGATTTCTGCCGTTTCACTTAACAAACTTTGTCCGGTAGTTATAAAACAATGCTCATGGCAGTAATACTTGTCCATCAAATGACTGGCATGACGTTCGGTAATTTTTATAACTTTTCTCCACCTTGGCTTTTTCACTCTCTTGCCTCCTAATAAATCAATTCCAACTTGTCCCACTCTTCCAGTAGTCGTTCATTGCTGAGACCTTCATAGTAGCTGCGCCGAATCTTGGTGGCTTTGACTAAATCATCGATAAATTCATTGCGGTCCTGTTCACTCATGATTTGTCTCCTTTAAATTTTGGGTCTTTATTAAATGCCAAGCGATGATAGTATGTCACCATGTCTCGGTGGTATCCAAGGACATGATGATAGTCTACGAATTTAATAGCCTTATTAGCGTGATAATGACATAAAGCTCCGTACCAAAGTGTTTTTAATGGAATGGTGAACAGATACTTTAATTTCACTTATCCCACGCGTCCTTTCCGCTTATGGATTTCCGCACTCATTTTACTAATCGTTTTCTCGTTCTTCTTCAATCGCCCTTTTAAATATTCAATCTCCTGTTCCGTTTTCAATGCTTCCAGTAGTTTAGAAAGTTTGGCTACACTCACAGTCTTTTGGTTGCTTAGAATGGCTGTGAGTTTGATTTGTGCTTGTTTTTTATTCATATAAATAGCCTGTATCTTGACGCTGGTAGTTGATTTGGTTCTTCTTCATGTAAGCTGTCTCGATTTGTTCCCATGTGAATCCGAGCATTTCGCCAAGAATCACGAATGAAGTCATCAAGTTTTCATAGCCTCTGAAATCAAGTGCGTAATAAAGTTCCAATACATCATTTGCAACTTCTAAAAATTGGTCAATAAGGCTATACTGCGGCAAAGTTTTTAGTCTGGCTATTGACCGTCCTTCAAAACCTAAATGCAGTCCAATCGACAAGATAAAATGCAGACAGTCCACATATTCTTCAAGCAGCGGATTTTTATATTTACGTTCCACAGTGTCTACATTCCAGTTTTTCGGTGTTGGCAGAGTTGTCGGCACTTTAGTTCGCGCTTCTTGATTCGCACTCCAAAACTTAAACCCACGCCACTCATTCGCACATTCCCCCAACTCCACTTGCAAAGCCAATATCCGTTTCGCCAACCTATCTTCATCTGCTGCCGTTGGATGATTCTTCTCAATCTCCGCATCCAATCCACGTTGCACCTCAAACAATTTATCCAAATTCATTATGTGGTCCCCCTTTGATTTACAAGCTACGTTCATCTTTGCGCACAGCTTCAGTAGCCTGTGCGCGTTCCTCTTTTGAATATCGTCTATAGCATTGAGCAAAAGCCACGATTGATGTGATCCAGAACGATAGTACAGCTGCGTTTAATATTAGAATCATCATTTGCCTCCTTTTTCACTCTAACAAAATGGGTTTGTGCTGCATCCCTAACAATTGAGCATAAAACTTCATGTCTTCATATTCGAATTCCTCGAAACGATAGGATTTCATGACGTCAGTCGTGTAATCAAAATGCCAACCGATGTCGGATGTCGTCGACACGTAAACAGTCACAACATCCGGCAGCTGACCCTTATTTGATTTTTTTAACTGATGTTGATATATGACATACTCCATCAGCAATCTCCTTATCAACAATATGGTCGAATCGTTTTAAATCATGTCACTCATTGACTGTGAGTTATTGCTTATATAAACCTCTATAAACGTTTCTATTCGTTCCATTTTCGAAGTCAAGTCTAAGGTGTCATCAATAAGGATTATGTTTATAGTTCTAACTACTTCATCAGCTTCGCTCATTATTTATGCCTCCATTTCGTTCAACTATTGACTAGCTATAAACATTTTCTCGACGCGTCTAAATTCTTCAATGCTGAATAGGTCGCCTTCCTTTTTGCCTGACCACTCGAGCCACTCCAAGAATTCTTTGCCTGAAAGCTTCTTATCAAAATGGTGTTCGTTCAAACGCACAATTATTTTGTCAGAAGGTTCCATTCGACATTTCACAGTCTGACCTTTTTCTTTTTCGATGTACGCTAACATTTCAAAGATGTCTGTTTGATTCTCAGGAACTTCATAGATTTCCAACGAGCTCACTCCTTCTCATTCATCCAGTCAATTAATTGCCAACCTTCCGCTTTCATCCGCTTAATTCCGGCAGATCGGTATCGTCCGAACTGCCACACTGGAATTCCTTCTTCCATGTGATAAAAAAGTAACTCTCTCCCCCGATTCATCAGAGTCAAGCATTCACTTTCGTTTCGATGTCTAAACGCAAATGTGTTTTCAATAACAAAGCACGCAAATCGTAGTACTCCATGTTTTCGAGGCTTTCTCCATTTGGACTTTCATGGATGCCATAGCTTTTGAGTTCCTCAATCCAAAAGGTAGTGTGAATATGTCGATGTTTATGTCCCATTCCTCATCCTTCTTCCTGTTTTAATAATTTTTCCAAAAAAACATTTAGTTCTCATGTTTTTTGAAGAATAAATTGACAGTTAATGAGCAAAAAAATCAGAAGGGCAAATCGTCATCAGGATTCCCTGTATGGCTTTCTACCTCTTCGTTGGGTTCTCGTTGGGCTGTCGGTGATGAATCACCCTGTGCGCCCTGCTGTGACTTTTTAGGCTCTAAGAATTGCACGCTATCACAGACGACTTCAGTCGTATAGATACGCTTGCCGTCCTGCCCTTCATAGCTACCGGTTTGGATTCGTCCTTCGACACCAGCGAGACTCCCTTTCTTTAGGAAGTTCGCAGTGTTCTCAGCTTGTTTACGCCAAACCGTACAATTTATGAAGTCTGTTTCCTTCTCACCGTTTGCATTGGAGAAGGTTCTGTTGACCGCCAAGGTGAATCTGGCTACTGCTGCACCAGAGGCGGTGTACTTTAAATCTGGATCTTTTGTTAGTCTTCCGACTAGAATGACTCGATTAATCACTCAGCATTCTCCTAGTCTGTAAAATTAGTTAGTTCCTGCACCCATTCTTTCGGATGCTGGTACATGTCGATTTTCGATGTACGTTCAATAAGATTTGCGTAGTAGTGAACGGTTTCGAGAATTTCCATTTCTCTTTTCTCGCCCAGCCCACCGGTCGGCCATTGCATGCTGACGTTTTCGCTCCAGTAATATTGGTTCATCAGTTTGGTTGCATGAAACTCAGTGACTTTGATTATTTTCCGCCAGCGGATGCTTTTCATTATTCGTCATCCTTGTATTCGTAATTATCGATTTCGGCATTAAATACTAACCAATCCGGTTGCTCTTCCTTAATGCTTATTGCAAGTTCATAAGCTTCTTTCGAACCACCGACAGGCAGATTTGCAAATACTACAGCGTCTTTAAATGTGTATTCTCCAACGTTGTGGCCAAAATCTTCATCGGCGTAGCAATACTCAAATTCAACGTTAGGAAAGATCCAAGCAAGCTTTCGTATTAAGCCCGGGACTCCGTTCCATGCAGTATCGAAATAAATTGTATTACCGGTACTTATTTCGTCCGATTGAGAGTATGCGTTCCACTTGGTTCCCCAGTTCCGTCTGGCCCATTCAAGGCAAGTGTTTTCGGAACCGTACTTTTCCTCATCTTTTTGCTGTATTCCGCTTACTTCTGGCTTGCTGCCATAAACCCATAACGGCATTGGAGTAATTTTATTAAAATCAATTGTTCCGAAACCATAAACCTTTTGGTCTTGTTCTTTTTTATCCACGCTGATGAAATAAAGAACTTCAGCAACTTGTTCGTCAGTTCCGATAATTTTTAATTTGTTAGTTACATGATTTGGCATTATCCATTCTCCTTTTTCATTTCAATTTTCCATCAAATATTAGACATGGAATCCATCCGATGTATCCGACTGATCTCGCATCAAGCAGCCACTTTAACCACTCGATGATTATTGATAAGTTCTACCGCTGCCTCATGATCCAGATTAGTCAGCTGCTTCAACTCTTCAAACAGCACACTGAAATTTCTTGCAATCACTGGGTCTTCATTCTCCTGCCACGCACCGGCAATTAAGATGAGTTGGTCGAGTAATCTATTCATTTCGATTCCTCCTAGTTTTGTAGTAGATGATCAAACTTAGATAAACGTCCTTTGGCAATTTGCCGGCGGTAACTGGTCGCTTTGTTTTCAATCGATTGCGAAATTTCAACAATGCGGTCATAAGAACGCTTGCCGATCTGTTCTGCCAAAAACTTGGGTTCCAAATTGGAAGTGGCCATAATCGGTTTGTTGCGGCGGTATCGGTTGTCGATGATCAAGAAAAGAATTTCCTGTACCCATTCGCTTGTTTTTTCTGCGCCAATATCATCAATGATTAGCAAATCGCAGACGTTCAGTGCCTTTAATATTTGTTCTTCGCTGTCGGTATTGCCTTTGTCGAAGGTATTCTTAATTTTCTTCAAGAGATCCGGCATCGAAACGAACACGACGACTTTCCCTTTTTTTCGCAATTGATTATGAACAGCAGCCGCTAAGTGTGATTTACCGTTTCCAGGCACGCCCCATAGCAAGATGGACTCAAGACCGAACTCTTCAAAGTTGTCAGCGTAGTATCGAGCAATCTTTTCTGCGTTTTCTGCACCTGGACGTGAGTCGAAGTTAGCAAAATCGGATTCCTCAAACCGTTTGCCTAATTCGCTAATAGAGAACAACTCGCGGACTTCGCGTTCTCGCTGTGCATTTTTATAGGTTTCAAGCTCGGCTTTTTGAATTTCAGCCTCACATTTACAGATAGGTTGAACCCATCGCGTTTTTCCTAAGACGTCTATTTCTAACGGTGGTACGATTTCGTTACAGTGAGGACATTGAACGCCTTCAGAGTGAGAGTCCGTCCCAGTCTTCGTCAGTAGATCCTGCATGATGTTTTGAAGTGGTTCCATTCGAGTTCCCTCGCTTCCGTCTTTCGAATTCTTTATCAGCAGCTTCTACACCAGCCAAGGTGGTAATTCGCTGATCGCTCCATGATTTCAAGATGCTGTCAGCAAAATTCATTTTGTTTCGTGCATTGCCTTCGACTGAACGTTTCAATGCCTCATGAACCAACTCCTCAGATGATTCATCAATCATGATGGAAATTCGTTCGGCAATATGCGGTACCAAGTGACTGATGTTTTGTTCATAGAAGCGAAATGCTTTACCGGGAGCATCAGCAGCAACAACTGTTTTTTCTTTTGGTTCTTGTTCTTGTTGTTCTTGTTGTTGTTCTAATTCTTCTTTCTTAGTTCTTAGTTCTTCTTTCTTAGTTCTTGTCGGCGTATCGTCATACGATTCGTGGCACGATTCGTCATACGATTCGTTACTCAATGAAATATTCTTTTGCTTCATATAGTTCAGAACCACTGCACGAACCGAATCAATAGGGATTAACGGCGCGATACGAGCTATCCAGTCGGTTCTTTTAACGTGTGCTAGTTCCGAGAGGACCAAGTCATTTACTGGCTTTCCGCCTTTCCGATAGGCAGTTTCTGACCATCTGAGCAACAGGATTTCGCGTGTTTCTTCGTCATAATCAATCAATTGGTGATGTGATTGAAACCGGTTCATGAGTGCGTTGATTGTTTCGATGGAATATCCCAGCTCGAAAGCCATTTTCTTTTTCGTAATGATGTAGATGCCTATCTGTTTAGTGGCTGGGTTCGTCATGAGATATAAGTAAAACAATTTGTCCTCCGGTGTAAACTGTTCCTGTACTTGCGGATCGTTCCAAAATTCGGTATCGACCATTCTAAACTTTGCCATCCTCTGTCACTCCTCAATGTGCTTGCTGTAAAAATGAAGGGGAGCTCCTCAACTCCCCTCTGAATGCTTAAACTAACGTTTGTGCGAACTGTTTAATCTGCTTTTTCTATTTGTTCAAGCGGCTTAAAATAATGTTTAAAAACTTCTTTTGAAATTTCCATCCATTCATATTCGTTTTCGTTTAAACCTTCCAATCTAATTTCACCCATTCCACCACGGCATTTTTCCCACAATGAACCCGTTTCAACTTCAAAAAAATTATTGTCGTCAATTTCCTCGTTTTCGTCCAATTTGTTTAACGTTAGTTTTTCAATACAAATGTATTGAATCATTAAAACCGCCCCTTTTCTATCTACACTTCACTAATCCAAAAGCCTGCCCATTTCAATCGAGTTTGATAATTTCTTAGTGCTACGGCAGTAGTCGCATTGTTCACAGCGAGTCGGTGCTATTTCGCCACTCTTGACGCTGATCATCTTCTCCATTACTGCTTCCACGAAATCAATTTCAAACTGGAAGCGCTCTGTATCGAAGTGAATGACCGCTTTATCCGGCGGATCTTCTTTCGTGACAGCGACAATATACGGGTTATACGTAAACCCTGTGTTCAATTCGATTACTTTGCGGTAAATCGCCATTTGAAGAACGTAATCCCACGCTTCGACAAAGGAAACGAACATCTCATACTTTGTACTCCAAGCACGCTTAGAAAGGCTCTGGGTAGTCTTTAAATCCGTAAACGTTTTCCGACTGTGATTGATGGAGTCCACTTTGATTTTCCAAGGAGCTCCGAACAATTCGGCAGTGAATATTTGTTCCTTGTCGCCTTCCATTGCGAACATAGAAAAGGGATCATCTTGAATCGTTTGAATCATGGCATCAGCAGTTTTGAAGTCAGCGTATTTATCGCCTTTGCGGTTAAAAATCGCCTCCTGGTTCTCTTCTAGGAGCTTTGAAAACTCTTCTGGTGTATCGAATGCCGCGTGTGTATAAGAGCCAACCAGCAGCGCACTGGACTCTTTGCGGATGAACTCGCCCTTTAGTAAAGCCATCGCCTTTGCGCTGCACTGATTGAACTGCTTGAATTGGGAAACTGAAAAGTATTGTTGATTCGCTTCGGTAGAATGATAATTACCGCTTGTCAGTTGAAACGTTTGGCTTGTCACCATCTGACTTCACCTCTTCTTTATCTAAATCCTTAATACTTGGCTTCTTAGTGGTCTTCTCTTCTTTCTCAAACGATGCAGCAAGTCCACTCTTCTTATCCTTGCCGGCATTCTTATCGAACCAATCATCCGACTTGCTCAATCCGTCTTTAATGGAGTTGAAGATGTTAATCAGTTCCACAAAATCGTGTTCTGTAAATGAATCAGCGTTGTAACCGAATTTGTCTTCAATCATTTCCTGTGTTACACGATGCTGTTCTTTGAATGCGTTTAAGGCTTTGGCGATACGATCTTTCAACGGTCCTTTGTTGTTGCCAGCCAACGTCTTACCACATTCCTCTACAGCTTTCTCAACGATGTCTCCAGGAATAATGCCAAGGATGCAAGCTCGCACTCGACGAGACCCGTTATTGGCAACTAACTCGTAAATATCACGTGGATCGTCTAGCACCTTCATGCCAGTTTTGGTTTTGATTGAATGCTTGACCGTGAATACTTTTTCTTGGCGTGTGTTGGTTTCCAAGTCCCAGGCATAAGCCAGGGCAATTGATTCTCCGTTACGTTGCTCCAATTCCTTCACCCCGAATGACAAGTTGCCCCAGTTCTGCGCCAACACTTCTGCTAATCGAATTGAAGGACCTGTTACCTTCGTTCCACCCCTTGGGTACTGGTACATAGCAACTGCTGCTAGCGCTGGACGTTTACATGAATCCAAGATGCGTTGTTCTGCTTGATACACGTTCCGAGGGAATTGCTTAGCAAGGAAAATCGCACCTTTTACTTCTTCCATTTCTCTTGATGCTGTTGCTTGGGCTAAAACGCCACCTTGGTTCTGTTCATTAAATTGCATTGATAGTTCGCTCATTGTGATTCCTCCATTTTTTTGATAGTATTGAGATACGATATTTTTCTTAAAGACCTGAGTCAGCTAGTTGCATAGCTGGCTCTTTTTACTGCCTAATTTCCGGCTCCGAATACTTCTGTTTGATATCCTGCCAAACCGAGAAGGTCATACCATCCGGCCAAACGTTATTTTCAACTGCATCGATTAATTCATTTTCAAAGCAGTCTTCGCATTTTTGTGGATTTCCTGCAGCTTCAGCAGCGATGAAACAACCACAACCTTCGCAGAAGACTTCCATCAAACCTGCTTTTGTTTCACTAGCCATTCTTTTTCAGCTCCTTCGAAAGAATCTAATTCCGCTTCCAAGAATTCGCGTGTAACAGGACCTCTCCAACAAACTTCATCTACGATGTTGCCTGCTAAGATGGATTGATAAACTGCCGGCAAGCGTTTCATGCGTTCTTTCAGATTTTGGGTGTCTCGATACTCCTGCAAATCTTCAACTTTACGCATTATCTTTTCTCCTCCTTCACAATGATTTCATCATTACCTATATCCACCGCATAACCTTTGGCGTTCAATAGGGTGATAATAAAAATTGCCTCTCTCGACGTGCCAAGTTCATTAAAAGAAAAAAGAGTAAATTTGTTACCAAGTTCGATTGATCGTTTCAAAATGTACAGAATCTGTTGCATCTTAGGTGATTGGTCGAACTCATCTAAACTGATTGCTGCTTGACCGTGCGTTATCATTTGTTCACCTCTTTCTGATGGTTTGAATCCCATCAATAAGACCAGGAACGAAAGGGGAATAACGCTCCTGAGCTTATTGACGAGAGCCAGTGCTCTCGCTTATACTTGAGTTATCGAAACTCTTTAATCGCCGTCTGACCTAGCCGTCAGTCGGTTTTTTCATGCTCTTTTTCAAAAGTCCCTAATTGCGTACCGACCAGCATGCTCAGAAAAGAAACTAAAACCATGCTGCCTAAGATGTGTAACGGATCACCGAATTCCATCATGCTAACCATCCTTTCGCCTTCCATCTCGGGATTAATGATTTGATTCTTTCTTTAATAGAAACTTTGTATTCAATCTGTACTTGCATCAGCAGATTATCGATATGGATTCGCGCATCCAGCAATTCGTCCATCATGGTTAGAACGGATTCTTTTTCGTATGCATCCAGTGTGCTCGGTGGTTTGGCCAGGCAAACCTTTTTAATCATCTCAAGACCTTCTTCAATTTCTCTAGCTGCATTAGCCTTAAATGCTAGCCGATGCTGCTCAATATTCTTGCCACGTAAGACTGGTGAGGTCATCCCACCAGAAAATTCATAAAGAATATCCATCGTGTATTCCGGATTGTCGTAGAGAGTAATTGATTCTTTGGCGATGTCTGATTGCATAGTACGTCGGTCATTTTTGATATGACTGATCAATTGCGGGGAAACGTTTAAATCCAACGCTATTCGTTCACCAGTCTCTTCCCCTCCTTCTAGTAATCGATTTAAAGCACTTCCAACTTTTGCCGAACGCTTCATCTTTCCCACTCCTTTTTGTATGGTTGACTATATTTTTATATACATCAGGTCGTTGTATGATTGTTATATAGAGAGACAAGTCCTCGCTTAGCTCTCTTGCCTCTCTTTCAACCAGGTCAACAGAAATTCCTCAGTTTCTCTGGCCGACATGTACCATTTCCCACCAATCTTAAATCTAATTTTCTTGAATCGATCATCGTAGAAAAACTGATCTAAGATGAAGGATCTACTCATGCAGGTCTGTCTCTCTAGCTCATTTACATCCCAAAATGTGTGTCTGTGCTCCAAATGATTTAAACGCTGTCTGATTTCCTCGATAATCATCCCTTCCAATTGAGCTTCATTCAATTGCACTAGCTGTGACATCGCTTTTCACTCCTCCTGGGCGTCCCTCGCGCCCTGTTCTTTATCCACAGCTTCTTGCACCTCTGGAATTAAAGCCTCTAACCCTTTTCGTGTGTCGTACCCCAACTTGTCCAACTCTTTCAAAAGGATTTCTCTTTCTTTTCCGTGAATTTCTTGAGTCCTATAAAATATTAAGTTCATCTTTTCTTTTTTCTTTTCAAAGATTTCATTAAAGTTGAATCTCGTATCGTAATCAGAAAAAAGAATTGAATTATCAACTTCCGCCAAGACTTCATCGAACTTATTGAAAGAAGTTTTAGATATTTTTTCGAAGAATACCCCGACTGGATAATTCCCTGGTTGTTCAGGATCTCTACCAAATGCGTACCTATAGCATTCAACTTTCAATTTATTCGCTATATCCAAAACCTCTTCACTAAAGCCTTGAGCGATCAAACAAGTTACTTCGACATCTTCTCCGAACGAATATTCAAAGGCTTGATAAACATCTTTCCTTTTAGCTGTCGACTTTTTTAGTTCAATTACTATGTTTCCGTTTATTAGAAGATCCGACTTTCCATAGCCAACGACTTGCTGACGTTTAATTTCGATTTCTTCTCTAAAGTAATCTTGAAAGTTAGATAAAATAAGAATTTCTAAATCTATCTCGTTTGAAAATTCTTCTCCTTTTATCCGATAACGCTTGTCTATTATTTCAGCGGTCATGTAGTTGTAAGAAAATATAGACATAACTCCTGGGCTTCTTGTCTGAACTTTTTCTGCCCATAAATAGATTTCGTCTTGTACGATTATTGAATTGAACTCTTTGATGAAATTTCCGTATTCGTTGTAATCGGAAGAATTTAGTAAATACTCTGCATAAGCGTGGCAATATGCCGCAAAAGGATAGAAATGAAATTCTTTGCCTGAAAAATTTTTCTTATATTGTTCAGGAAAGTTGTGTTTCATTGAATTAATTAAACTGCGCTTTTTGAAGTCCAAAGAATCATTCATTTTTTATTGCCCCCCTTTTAACTATTCAACAACTGAACCTCTCTTCTTGCTGCCGAAAATTCTTCCATAAGTAATTTCGCTAATTCAACTTGACCCTTACCAGTAACTAATGGTGTTCCGCTTTGTACATCGCCCTCAGTACGTTTAATTAGTTTTGTAGACAACTTGAACCAGCCTCGCTCTATGAAATGCTGTTTCGGGAAATTCTTCTCTCTTCCGACTTGTTTGATCAAGTAGCCGTTATCACGTAGCCAAGCCATCAATTTGTTTCTGCCGATACTCACTCCGTGTTTGTCGTAAAGGATTTTTGCTAAAGCACCAACTGTAATAGATCCATCGCTGTCCCCGACTGCTTTTCCGTAACTTGTAAACTTTTCATCTTCAGCAATTTTTGATTCAAGCAACATTATTTTCTTTTGTTGAATCTCCATAGCGCGCTTGATAACCATTTCTGGACTATTCCAAAGTTTTTCGAGTTTCAAGAAATACTGGCGCGCTTCCTTGCCTTTATCTGTTCGCTGGATCATCGCTATTTCTTTGGCCATGTCGAGTTTGATTTGGTGGTCCGTTAAGGTAGTTATATTCCCTTGAGCTGTTGCTCTTTTTTGAGCAATAGCTGTAAAGTCGATTTCTTCTTCGAATCCATAAGTGACCATTCGAGGGAACCAATCTTTATACGCTGTTCTTACTTCTAAGAACTCGTGGAGCTCTCGGCCGCTTAATGTAATTTCTCCTGCTTCGTTTTGCAATGTCGGTATTAATTCATGCATATAAATTCCTCCTATTTTTTATTCAAAATTTGCTAATTAAAAACTGATAACGAGATTCTTAGTTGTTTAATATTTCTAACTTCTCTGTCACTCTCCCGAATCAACTGGTAAAATGTAGTTGATGGGAGGTGATTATATTGAACGAATACAAGAACTTTCAATTATTTAGTGCATACACAGATCCTGAAAGACTGGGAAATGGTATTCGCGAATTCGAAGAGGTCGGTTGGGTAAATACAGGAACCATACTCGCAGACCATCGGCCCCTTTTTATCCAATTGGCTTGGCCTCCGGAAAAAGGAGACCCGGTTTATCCGGAAAACTACGAAAAGCCAGACCCTAAAAGAACGCTAACACCCAAAGATTTGAGAAAATCGAATCGGTAGCTAATGGGTTGTCTGGAGAGAAGACAATCTTCCAACCGCGTGCCAGCATCCGGTCGACGTCTTCTCTCTGGTTTGTTATAAATAACTCTTCCGTCGGGATACCTAGTGATATTCCAACTCCGATTTTTCTTTGACCCTTCATCTAACCCTCTCCTTTCTTAGACTGCTGCTCGCTTAAGTAACGAAGTGTTACCTTCTTCTTCAAAAAAAATGGTCCAATCAAAACCTAGAGCCGATCCGATAGATTTTGCAGCAACTACACTTGGTTTTCTCTGTCCCGTCTCAATCATCGTGTAATACGGGCGCTTAATATCAGCTTTTTCAGCAACTTCTAATTGAGTCAGACCCTTTTTGTTTCTGTATTCTTTAAGCCAGGCTCTTTGTCCGCTTTTCATACTCTCACCTCCTATGTATCGTTCCGTTACCTTTATATTAGTATCATTACGTTACATTGTCAACAACAAATTCAAAAAAAGTTTCATTTCGTTACATGACGTATATTGTCACGTATTGTTACGTTAATATTATAGGTACCGGAGGTGTTTTTTATGTTAGCACAAAGATTAAAAGAATTACGAAATAGAAAGAAGAGAACTCAGCAAGATGTGGCAAAGTACTTAGGTCTTACTCGTCCTGCTTATACTGCATACGAAAGTGGGAGTCGAAGTCCTGACTACGACATATTAATTAAAATCGCCGATTACTTTGACGTAAGCACTGATTATCTTCTTGGAAGAGATACTAAAGATGAACAAACAGAACAAGTCAGCCTTTTCCCGTTCGATAAACTCGGCGTTGATCAAGATGAATACAACAACCTCTCCCCCTACCAGCAAGAAGTATTAGACTGGGCCATCAATGAAGAAGCTCTCTTTTTCAAGAACAAAAGTGACAACGTATTAGACATGATGGAACGTCTCGAAATTGCTTACGAAGTGGATCAGGTAATGCAAAAGCGCAAGAAAAATAAATAATCCTGTATTTATTTCAAAATTTTGTTAATATTAAAGTAAATATAAATTTGGAGGCGTTACTATTTATTTTCTAGCCGTATTTCTTCCCCCTTTAGCTGTTTTATTGGCAGGCAAGCCTTTTCAAGCGCTCATGAACCTTTTACTTTGCTTATTAGGTTTTCTTCCAGGTGTTATTCATGCAATATTGGTCGTTAAAGATAAGAAAGATGAAGAACGTATGATTCGACAAGCCCAATTGATTTCGGGTTCTAGAGATAACTAAAAAATAATGAGTGACAGGTGGAATTTTTATGGGATTCTTTGATAGAAAAGCGAAGTGTTCAGTTTGTGGAAAAGAAACTGGATTGAATCGTTATCGAATTGCTGATAAACGCTGGGTTTGTCCATCTTGTTTTGAACTAGCTGGATTCACAAAGGTTAAACCACTGGATAAGCCTATTCAAAAAATGACAGCTATTGAAATTCAAGAGATCATTGAAAAAAATGGAGAATTTGATCAGGAAATCGGGCCAGAGGCAAACAAACGAACCACTGCATTATTAAGATCCGCTAAGAAACAGCTCAGTGACGAAAAAATCATGTACTGGGTATATGGTGTTTATAAAACGAAGTCGTTAGGGAATGACACCATCCGAAACGGCTTGTTCATCGCTACAGAGCGTCAGATTTTCTTTTATGCTGAACGCTTTACTGGTTTCGAAACAGAAAGCTTCCCATTCTCCAATATCTCTAGTCTAGAAATCGGAAAAGGATTGACCGGCCATAAGATCAATATCATCGCTTCCGGAAACAAATCAGAAATGTACGGCATTAACTACGGTCAAGTCGATCAATTTGTCGAATATGCCAGAAGCAAAATAGGAAAATCTTCTTCAACTCCCTTTGCTCCAGTATCGGTAGACGTCGCTGAACAGTTACGGAAATACAAGTCACTACTTGATGACGGAATTATTAATGAAGAAGAATTTATTGCAAAGAAACTAGAATTACTAAAGCTTTAAAAAATCGCCCTATATTGGGCTTTTCTTTTAACCTCAAAAAGAACATACGTTCCATAAGGAGAGACTTTCATGGGTTATACATATAATGCGTCAGAAGATTACCTAAATAATTTTTATCGGTCAATTGGAATTCATTCCCCACATCAATTAGACCTAGAAGAAATTGCCTATAGAAACGGACTATCAGTTCTTTATTTACCTACAGAATCTATGAATGTAAAAAATGCAATTGTGTTAGATGAAAGAGTTACGACTGCTGAACAATGGCAAGACTTTGGACACGAACTTTGTCACGCGCTCTGGCACTCTGGCAATCAAATCACTATGCCGATGCCGTATCAGGTCTATCAAGAAAATAAGTCGAATAACTTCGCTCAGTACGCCTGCATCCCATCTTTCATGCTCCACAACATGACGTTGCCAAATAACGAAAAAGAAGCCGTTTGTCTGCTCATGGAGACGTTTGGCGTCGAACACTGGTTTGCAGAGAAACGGCTGCGTCAATACATACAGAACTTAATCTACGGATAATTTGTATTCCGTAATGCCTTGAAATATACAAAGAATTCATTAAAGCTATTTAGAGGGAGGGATTGCAGTGGCATCCTATCGTAAACGAGGTAAAACGTGGCAGTATCGAGTAATTGTGATAGATCCATACTCTGAAAAGAAAAGGGAATATACCGAGAGTGGATTTTCTACAAAAAAAGAAGCACAATTGGCGGCAGCTAAAAAAGAAAAAAGCGTGCTGCAGGGCTACGGGAAAGGTGAGTTTGCATTTGCTGCCTATGTCCGGGAATGGCTGGAACAATACGTAAAAGACAAATTACGGCCCAACACATACAAAACATACCGGACCGCTTTAGAGAATCACGCGATTCCCTATTTTGGGGGAATAGGCATTCATGAAATTAAACCGATGATGTATCAGAAGTTCATTGATAGCTTGAGTGAGAAGAACCTATCGACAGAATCAGCCAGGCGCATCCATAATGTTTGTTACCAAGCTTTAAAAAGAGCGATGATCAATAACTACATCGAAAAGAATCCGGCCGAGAATGTGCAGATTCGGAAGAAGCAGGTTCAAAAGTTGAAATACCTCGAGCCTACCTATTTAAACGCTTTATATCCGGAGATTTACAAGCGTGGTCAAGTCTATGGTGTTTTCTTTAAGTTCCTGTTTGAAAGTGGCGCACGCAAAGGAGAAGCTGCCGCATTGAAGTGGCCAAGAGTAGATTGGAAAAACGATATTATCTATATAGAAGAAACCCTCGACTTTCAGCCTGATCATCCAGACGAGTTATTCGGACCAACTAAAAAAGAAGGATCTGTCCGCGCGCTGAAGATGCGAAAAGTTTTTATGAAAGAGCTGCAGGAGCATCTGAAGTACCAGAACCAACGAAAATTGCATTTAGGGGAAGCTTATCGTCATGATTTGAATTTGATCTTTTGTCGGGAAGATGGTTCTCCTCTGCCGAAGTCAACTTTGTATAATGTCTTTAAATCCTGCTTAGCTAAAATTGATGCCCCACCCCTTCCGATTCACTCAACTCGGCATACACATGCGGTCATGTTGCTGGAAGCTGGCGCCGACATGAAATATGTCCAGGAACGATTGGGTCATCAAAATTATCAAATCACAGCAGATGTTTATAGCCATGTTTCGAAGAAGATGGAAGAACGCTCAATCGAGAAATTCGACGACTATATGAGCACTTTTTAA